GGGGGAGGGGTGTCGGCTAGAAGGGATTGCCGACGAGCTTCGAGATGGTGGCACTGAGCAGGCTGCTTATCCAGTTGCTGACCTCGGCATTGATGTCGGCGGCCATCGCAGCACTGAGGTTGAGCGCCTGGGCCCTTGTGTGCCGCAGTTCGGCGGTCACATCCTCGCCGGCCAGCTGCTTGGCCATGAGGCCGGCCAGGTCAGTCGCCAGGGCGACGGCGAGGGCTTTGTCCTCCTCGGAGGTGACGAGGGTCTTGACGCGCTCTACGAGGTCTTCCAGTGGCTTCATGGGAGTATACGCTTGAGGAGAATGAGGGTGGCGATGGTGCCGGCTACTGCGAGCGGGTAGATGATCACCGCGGGGTGGACGCGGGGGCGCTTGCCTCGATCCGCCGGCGCCACGAGGAGACGGTCGCGATGCGCCGTGCCTTCTGGACCTCGGAGAGCTTCGGGTCGGCTGTGACGTAGGCCTGATACTCGGGCGCGATCGCCTCGTAGGTTGCCTGGTCGGCGCGGTTCTGGAGCGAGGACCCAGCGCAGGAGCTTAGCAAGAAGACTAGAACGACGATTGTTGCTTTGATTCTCATGGTGTGATTCCGCCACGCTTGGGACGGTAGCGGAGGGCTTGAGGGAATCAAGGCTTCGGTCCTATGTGTTCTGAGCCGGGCCACGGGGTGGTGACGTCGGCGCCGTCGCTCGAGTACTCTCTGGCCGACTCGATCGAGGATCTCGGCGGCGTTTGCGATCGCCAGGTCGGATCCGGATCGCCTCGGACCTTGCTACTCGCTCTGAGCAGGGCCACGGGTCTTCCGACTCACGCCGTAGCAGTAGCCGAGGATGGCATCACGCCAGACGACGAGGGCGCGCTTCTCGCCGTATCTGTCTCGAGCTTCGCGTGCGGCGCGGAAGGCTGCGCGCCTGGTGCGCCTGGTGCCGAGCGCGATGAACGCGCCGGCGCGCCCCTTGCGGAAGCGCACGCGGGGCTCGCGCCGGTGGCCGAGCGAGCGGCCGAGGATGACCTCGACCTCGTGTGGGTCGTCGGGGTGGGTCACGAGCACTCGCACTCGCGTTCGTATTCACCGCACTCGGGACAGTGGTTGTCCAGGCAGGCGTCGTCGATGGCGCGCTCCTCGCTGCAGCAGTCCGAGCAAAGCTCGGGCTTGTCCCCGCCGGCGCTGGGCTTTCCGCAGCGTGGACAAGGCTTCATGTTGTCGGGTGGGATGGGCATGGGCTCAGACCTGGACGTCGTCGAAAGGGGTGAGTGCCGCGACAAGCCTCGCGACGTTGTTGTAGTGGTAGTCGATGCGCGCCTTCCTGCCTTCGGGGTAGTCGGGGAAGGCGAGGTGTCGCGCCGCGCTGACGAGTTCGCGGAACGGATCGTCTTGGATGGGCTCCTCGTTGCGCAGTAGCTGACCTGGCTTGAGTTCGATGGTTGCGCCGTAGGCGTGGGCGATCTCTCCCTCGGTGAGCATGCGCGCGGCGTCGAGACGCCAGCCGCCGCCGGCGACGTGTTCGCTGGCATCGGCGTCGGAGTCGAAGCGGTCGCATGTCGGGCATGCTCGGATCCAGCCAAACTTGGCGATGCGCCAGCCTGGGCAGTCCGGCGCGCATCGACTCGGCTCGACCTGCTCGCCGGCTACGTGCTCGGGCATGAGATCCCCTTGAGCATTCTGATGTATCCATCGACGCGCTTGCCCCAGCGCTCGATACTCCCTGGCGTGCACTTGCACGGTGGCCCATTGAGGACTGAGACGCGGCCGCAAGGGCAGCCCTGCTGAGTGGCGTAGATGCTGAATCGGGTCGGGACCTCGACCACGGTCCCCGTCGGCCCATGCCGGAAGAGGGTGGCCTGATCTTGGAAGGCAAGGGCGATCGCTGAGATCACTTCGCGTCTGAACTCGGGCAGGTCGTCGAGCACGAGCACTCCCCCGCCGGCAAGCATGATCTCGCCAGGTGTGATGAGGAATATTCCGGTCTCGGGGCACCGCCGTAGTCCGCCGGCGATGCCGGGCAGCCCGACGGTGTGGTGAGGGAAGCGGATAGCGTGGTGCCGGCATCGCTGCTCGGCCTCGCGCTTGGCAACGGTCAGGGCGGGTTCGAGGCCTGGGGCTTCGTGGAAGACTTTGAAGACTGGAGCGATCATGGTTCTGGGACGTCGAGGGAGACGGAGTCGATAGGCGCGCTGCGCGCGTTGGAGAACGAGTAGTAGCGGCTCGCGCCGATGACGATGTGATCGAGAACGCGGATGCCGAGTAGTAGGCCGGCCTCGGTCAAGCGCTCGGTGACGCGCTTGTCCTCGGTGCTCGGGCTGCAGTCTCCCGATGGGTGATTGTGCGCCAGGATGATTGCGGCCGCGTTCACGGCTAGGGCAGGGCGGAAGACGTTGGCAGGCGGAACGGGCGCGCTGTCGATCGTGCCGATCGAGCAGACATGGAAGCCGATCGTTCGGTGCCGCGTGTCGAGGTAGAGAGCGCAGAAGGCCTCGCGTTCGGATGGCACGAGGCCGAGTCGCTGCAGGCCGAGGAAGTAGCGGACCGCGTCGTCGCCAGCGCGCACGGGCTTCGGTGCTGTCCCGTCGGAGGGGGCAGGCTCGCGCACGATGTCGAAGAGGACTCGGTAGCCGTTGCCGTTGTAGGCCTTCATGAGTCCTGCACCTCGTAGAGGAGCGCCCATGCGGAGATCCGTCGTTCGACGATGTTGAGATCGTCGAGGTTGGTCGTTAGAGCGACCTCGGGCTTGCTGGCGTCAAGCTGAAGGACATAGGCTTTCCCCTGGGCGATGTCGACCTCAGCGGGGAAGCCGCCACGCGCACGCCACTCAGCGTAGTGGTCAGCGAGTTGAGCAGCGCGGTCGTTGTCACCATGGGCGATGGCAGCAATGAAGAGGCGGAAGGTTACGTTGGGATCCATGCTCGAAGCCTACCACGAGAGCTTGAGACGGTCCACGCCCTGGGTCTAAGAAGGCGGATTAGCTTGGGAGCTTGAGGCTTGGGAGGCTTTGGGTATTGGATGTTGAGGAGTGGGAGACAGGATGCCAGGGTCGGGGGAGGACAGCCTCCTGGATTGATGGTCAACAAGTGGGTTTGGAGTGGGATGGGGCGATTTGGTGGGGAGCTAGCGCCCCGGCGCACTGGTCAACAGGCCGGCCGTCGACACCGTCAAGCAGGGTGCCGGCAACACCGAACCCCACTCGCGCAGGATGAGGGGAGGCGGCCTCGCAGGCGGGCTGTGAGTTGAGGCCTTGAGACAGCCAGGGGGACAGGAGGGCGGCGCGCAGGGTGGCTGGAGGGCAGCAGCGCCGGGGATGCGAGACCCGGACCCGGCGGGTCCCATCGGGGCGGGGGGGTTGATTCTAGCCACCCCACACTTCCCCCCAACCACAATGCAAATCCTGTCCAAAGCAAACCAGTCAGCAAGAACTCCCCGAACAACCCCTATACCCTATACCCATGTTGACATATCCCTTCTCGGGTATGTGTAGTGTGTATATATACTCTCTATAGGGGGGGTCTACATGGGAACGCCCCTTAGAGAGAGAGATGCCCACTTGCTCGACAGGGGAACTTGTAAACTGGTTCCAAGGCGCTACCCTCCAGCGTATGGAAAGCCCTCCTCAGATGCATCGGATCTCCAAGACCGCGGCGAAGCGCCTGGCCGACCTCAAGCGCGCCTTCGTCCCGGAACACCTCAGGGACCCCGAAATCCCGCTCGTCCGCAACGCCGGCTGGCCAGAGCACGGGAATTCAACCTCCGTGATGCTCGAGTTCCTGATCTGGTGGTTCGAGCAAACCCGCGAAGAAGGCTTGACCCGGGTCATGCTATCTTCGTTCCGGCCCGAGACCCGCAATGGACGCCCTGTGAGCGGTAAGCACCGCCAGCAGACCCCCGCCGAACTTCGCAAAGCTCAGGGCCTTGAAAGGAACTGGTGACTTCGTAGGCTCTCGGCATGAGCCCAGCAACCGATCATGCCGATCCCACCACCACCGAAGCCTCCGCCCCCGCCGGCCCCGCGCCCGAGACCCCCACAGACGACGTCGAGGCGCCGGCGGCGGTCGTGAAGAAGCCGACCGCGGCGAATCGGTATCAGCTGTTCGACGACGGCCAGGGCGACTACCGGATCTACGAGATCTCGCAGTCCAAGGAGCTCCCCAAGGGAACCCTCCTGCCGATCGCGGAAGTCCCCGGCTTCGAGTCGAGCGCGGCCGCGCGGAAGTTCATCAACAACTCGGGCGACCTGCTCGAGGGCAAGCAACTCATGATCCTCAAGGGCCTCGAGATCTGCGCCGTCGACGTGCAGACCGTGAAGAAGGTCGACGTCAAGTTCAAGCCGAAGCGCGCGATCACCGGGCCGGCGTCGAGCACTGGTGAGGACGGCAAGTGACCGAGTTCGGTGAACTCTCGTCGACCGAGGTCCGCATCCTGCGCGAGCACCGCGCGCTGCGGGCGATCCAGTCGAGGCCGGTCGAGACTGTCGACGCTACGCTGCCGACCCGCCGCGCAATCATTGCTCTGATAGAGCTCGCCACAGTGCTCGAGCCGAAGGCTGAGGTCTGGCCTACCATTCGCTCGCTCCTGGCTCAGCACACGGTGAAGGGGCTCTAAGCGATGGCACGGGAGATGGACGTAGCGCCGGTCAAGACTCAGCCCGATCCGCTCGACCCCTGGGCGCACCGTTCGGACAACATGCAGTGTATGACCTGCATCTTCTTCGTTGAAAAGGCGACGGCGCCGAACCTAAATTCCCCCCTCGGTCGCTGCCGGCGCCACGCGCCGACTATGAACGGCTACCCGATCGTGTTCCCGACCGACTGGTGCGGAGATCACAGGCTTGACGAGGCGAAGGTATGAAACCCACCGACGAAGATCTCCGGAATCGGTTCTTCTACCACCCACCGCCGAACCAACAACGCATCGACGATCACGCGCTGGTGTCGCAGTGGTGCTTCGAGCTCGCGGTGCACCTGCGCAACCAGTGCCCGGAAGGGCGCAATCTGAGCCTGGCGCTCACGCACCTCGAGGACACGCGGATGCGAGCAAACGCTGCGCTAGCTTGCGACTCACCACCGGAACCAGTCGAGCCGCCGAACACGGGTTCTGGTGGCTGAAACACGGACCCGCAAAGCCAAGGGCGGCATCCGTTCGGCACTCGTAGATCCGAAGGCGAAGCAGCGCCTCGAGAAGGCGGCTAAGGCTGCCGGCCTGGACCTCGAGGGCCTGATCAACCTGGTCGCCGACAGCGGCGCGCTCGCGATGCCGCAGGACGACGGCGTTACCGAGACCTACTCGCTCGAGGACCTCGGCGTGCAGATGCACGCGCAGATGCCCCCTCCGTTGGAACGGCCGGCCTGGTTCCTTGGCCTGGTCGACGCGCAACGGATCGCTCTGGTCGTGATGCTGCGTGCGCGCGGCTACTCGAGCGTGGTGATCGCTCGCGACTTCGGGATCGCCGACATCGAGGTAGGTCGGATCTACTCGAAGTATGCTGACGACCTCGGCGCGCAGGTGATCAACGTCCGGCTGAACACCCTGGTCGGCAACCTGCAGCTGGCGGCCGAGCGCGCCGGCGAGGGCGCGATGGTGAAGAAGGACTGGGGCACCTACTGGCGCATCCAGAAAGAGATGATTGCGCTCCTGCAGTCGCTCGGGATCGTCAAGCAGGCCATCCGCAAGGTCGAAATCGCGCACAAGTTCGACGATCAGAAGACGGCCGAAGTCGATCAACTACTCGACCTCGAGCGCAAGAAGCGTGCTCGCCTCGAGGAGATCAAGCAGGCCGACTTCACGCTCGTCGATGAAGTGCCACAGCTGTCGCTGCCGGCGGCGCCTGGTTCAATGGAGAAGCCCTTTGAAGAGTGACACCGTCTACGTCGCGCCGTTCGTTGGCGAGTTCGGCTGGGAGTGCATGATGTGGGCGCCGTGGCTGCGCAATCAGAAGCACTGCCGCGCCAAGCCGTTCATGGTGCTCTGCGAATACGGCAAGGCGGCGCTCTACGAGGATTTCGCGAAGGTGATCGAGATCGACCCGATCCCAACGAAGAAGCGCGACTGCCAGCACGGCTTCGATGACGAGCGCGGCAAGTTCGATCGGCGCTTCTACGCCGACGTGGTCTTCGCCGCGACCGCGGGGTTCCATCGCCCAACCCTAACACCGCTCGACTTGAAGGTGCTGTGGCCGGCCGACTACCCACCGACCCCGATAGGCGCGAAGCATCACTCGCTACATGTCGAGGTCGATGAGCCATACAACCTGATCGCGGTCCATGCTCGATCACTGGATCGCGTGCCGTTGCGCAACTGGTCTCCAGTCAAATGGGACGAGCTCGTCGACAAGCTCAAGTTCGAGGGCTACCACGTCTTCGCGATCGGCTCCAAGGGCGAAGCCCTGTGCCCTTCGGGTTGCGAGGACATGCGCGGGGCGTCTCTACACGAGCTCTCTAGAGTGCTTAGCCGGACCGATGCTGTCATCGGCCCGAGCTCCGGACCGCTGCACTTCGCCAACCTATGCAAGACTCCTGTGGTCTGGTGGTCGGCCAACGGCAAGGATATCAAACGCTACTCGACCTACTGGAATCCCTTCAACTGTGAGAACGTCCAGGTGACGCGCTCATGGAAACCGACCATCGACGAGGTCCTACAATGCACGATGACTTTCTGATCCTCTCTATCGGCCGAACAGCAACCGCCTACTTCGCAGAAGTGCTCGGGGTCGATCACGAGCCGGCCGAGTTGAACGGCTCAGCTGTCTCGCCGAAGCACCTGTTCAGGATGACTACGGGCTGGAAGATCCCGAAGAACTACCGGGTGGTCATCCTGGTTCGCAATGCGGAAGCGCAGATGCTGTCGATCCTCAATCGCGCGGCCGCGCTCGGCGCCGGCAAGGTGACGATGTTCCGCGAGAAGCTGCCGGACTACCTGCGCATCCTCAACGAGCTCGTGCGCGACGGCGCTCAGATCTACTCGAGCGATGCTCTGCTCGCGATGGACGTCACGGAACTGTCGCTCTGGGCACGCGAAGCCCTCGGCGTCAATTCGATCAAGGTCACGGAGCGGCCGGACACCTTCCCGATCGTGCTCACCGAGCTCCCCCCGTGGGCCAAGGTCGCTGCGGCGAAGATGCAGAAGCACTACGACGCCTGGCTGAACACCGAGGCGCTCGAGTTCGATCCAGACGAGATCGATCCGACGCGGCACGAGATCATCTACGGGGGCATGATTTACCGGATGGACTACGTGTTCCCGGCCGAGATCGCCGCGCTGCGGGCGAAGAAGAGCGGGCAGTTCCAGGAGCTCCCGGTCCTGCAGTGGCTCGCACAGAGGGAGTTGAAGGGCACCTACGTCGACATCGGCGCGCATATCGGCAACCACTCGCTCTTCTTCGCGAATCACTGTCCGTCCGACAGCGTGATCTCGATCGAGGCGCACCCGCAGATTGCCGAGCTCTGCGGCGAGAACCTGCGGCGCAACATGAATCCCGTGAAGGAGCGCGAGTGGTTCCTGATCCGGAAGGCGGCCTGGTCGAAGAGCGCGGAGACCGTGAAGATGGCGCCGATCCCGCACAACAACGCGGGGCACACCTGCATCAAGGACGACGGCGTGACTCCGGTCGAGACGATCGCGCTCGACGACCTGGCGCTGACCAACGTCTCCGTCATCAAGATCGACGTCGAGGATGTCGAGGTGCAGGTCCTCGAGGGCGCGATGCAGACGATCACGCGAGATCGGCCGGTGATCATCGCGGAGCGGCACACCGCGGAGCAACTCGCCGAATTCGAGGGTCCACTCCTCGAGCTCGGTTACAAGCGCACGGTCGAGTGGCCGGGCATCCACACTTACGCCTGGCTTCCAGGCGAGGAACCACAAGAACCACAATGAGCAAAGCAGAAGTTCTCAGCAAGTCGATCGGCGGGACCGCGATCAAGGTCACGACGACCAGCGTCTTTCCCATCCACGTCCTCCCGGCGCAGAAGACTCGTGCGCGGATCTGCCTGCAGATCTCGAACAACTACGAGACCGCTCACGTCGTGGAGATTCACTTCAACGGGCAGATGTCCGAGATCACCGTTCCGGCGCACGACTCGCGCAACTTCGGTCCTTTTGTTCTGCACGGCCAGGCCATCGACGGCACCGACCTCCCGAACAAGACCTTGTCGGTCAAGACCAATTGCGCCGATGTGCTCTTCGTCATGGGTGAGGTTTCGGACTGATGGGCGACCGGCTCGTGACGTTGGCGATGGCGGTCTACGGGCAGCCCAAGATGCTCGAGGTGTGGTTCGACACGCTTCGCAGCTACTCGAAGCCCATGCTTGCCAGCATGGAGCTTCTCATCGTTGACGACTGCGGCGATCCTGCCGCGGTCGTCCCTGACGACATCCAGGCGCTGCTACCGTGTCACCTGTTCAGGGTGACCGAGAACATCCCCTGGAATCAGCCAGGCGCACGCAACCTGGCGCTCGATCACTGCCTCACTGACCTGGTGCTCTTCGTCGACCCCGACATGGTGTTCCCACTCGGGATGATGACGATGATGCTCGACGCCGGCCTGGCGCTCGAGCGCGGCAACGTGATCCGCTTCCAGTTGAAGCATCGAGGAGGGCGCAACGCTGGCGCGATCGACCCGAGCTCGCCGAACACCTGGTTCTTGCACGCCAAGGACTTCCTCGAGGTGGGCGGCTACGACGAGGACTACTCGGGCCACAAGGGCTGGAGCGACGTTCAGCTGCTCGACGTGATGCGGTCCGTCTACAAGATCAGGCACGATCCGAAGTTGCATGCCGACTTCTACAACATCGAGGAGGTCCCGGACGCCATGGTGACCACTCTCGACCGCAGCCACCGGGCCAACAAGGCCCAGCGGTTGCTCAAGGTGAAGGAGGCTCGCATGATGGGGGGCTGGCCGAAATGGATCCAAACTCCGAGAAAGAGGCTTCGGTTCGAATGGCGCAAGCTCCTGTAGAACTAGGAATCGACGACCTTCGCTCCGAGAGGATCCGTCGGCAGCGCGAGTGGTATCTGTCCGATGACGGGTTCCTCGACTTCGTGCGCGACAGCGGCGCGGCGCCCGACGCGGTCTACGAACCGCACGGCCGCTATTGCCAGTCCTTGATCAGCTGGCACTCCACTCCAGACCCAGACGTCGTCGGGGTGTTCCGCTTCAAGGGGAAGCTGGTGCTCTGGCCGCGTGGCTCGTTCAAGAGCCAGGTCTTCAACGTGGGGCACGTCGCATGGTTGATCGCCCGCGATGCCAACCTCCGAATCCTGGTCACGTCGGAGACGAACAAGCAGGCCATCAAGTTTGTCAAGGAGACGATGAAGATCGTCGAGTCGGAGTGGTTCAAGGAACTCTTCGGTGATCACACTCAGGGTGAGTGGAAGCCTGGGGCTGGCCTGTTCACGAGCTCGCTTCGCACGCGCAAGGGCGTCAAGGATCCGACGCTGTGCGCCTCTGGCGTGGGTGAAGTGCAGACCGGCGCGCACTGGGACTTCGTCTTCATGGACGACATCTGCTCCCAGGAGAACACGAAGACACCTGAAAGCATCGAGGCGCTCTGGAATTGGTTCGGCGAGATCCAAGCACAGTTGGACCCGGGCATCCTCGCTCCAGACGGTGTGACGATCTGGGGCGGCAAGCTGTTCATTATCGGCACGCTGCACCACTACAGCGACATCTACTGCCGGCTCATGAAGGACGCTGACATCATCGAAGGCTTTGAGGTCTCGAAGTTCGGCTGGTCCGATCCGATCGTTGATCCTCGCAAGACAGCGGAAGAAGCGCCGGCCAAGCTGTTCTTCCCTGGTCGTTTGACCAGAGCGTTTGTTGGTGAAAAGAAGAACCGATTGCCGCCACGGCTCTACGCCTGCTTCTACGAGAACAGGCCGACGACCGGCGAGCAGCAGCTGTTCAGGCCCGAGTATTTCCGCACCATCCCGGACGAGAACATCCCGAGCGCGGTCTGGACCTACATCCTCAGCGACTTCGCGTTCATCGCCGACGAGAAGAAGAACAAGGGCCGTGCTGATCGCACGGTGTTCTGGGTGGTGAGCATGGACTGCAACCGGGTCGCCTATGTGCGCGACATCGTGATCGGTCGATGGAAGCCGAGCGACTCCGTGCGCATCGCGTGCGACCTGTGGAACCGCTACCAGTGGGCCAACCTTCACGGGATGACGGTCGAGAAGACGACCTACAACGAGCTCCTCTCGTCGGTGTTCGAAGAGGTTCGCCGACAGACGCACGTCATGCCGCGGTTCATCTCAATCGGCGGCCGTAGCCAGGAGATCAAGGACATGCGCATCGAGGCCGCTGAGCCTCGGTGGCGTGGCGGCGACATCTACTTCGCGCAGTCGGTCCGCGACAATTGGCGCAAGTGGAAGCCCATGTTCGACGAGATGACCGAGTGGCCGTTCTCGTCGCACGACGACGTGCCCGACGCGATCAGCGATCTCGACAAGAAGGACGAGAGCGACCCGCACAACCCGATCTTCTACTGCCCAGCCCCTCCCGTCGGCTGGGCGCAGCAACCAATCAAGCGATTCCAGCCTGATCTGATCAATGGACAGTTCAACCCTGAGCGCGATTACCCTGCTCGGGAGTTCACCAAGGCCAACCAGCAAGGTCACGACCTATGGCATCCCTCAGACTCTACGACTCGACACGGCCAGCAAACCGGCCACCCCAGCGAGGACCAAAGCAGTATCTTCCAGAAGCAACCGCCGCCGCCAACGCGGTGGCCATGATCCTGGTCGAGAAGTATGGGCAGCAGCAGTGGATCCTGCAGTGCATGAACGGCATTCAGGAGTGCGTCCAGAACAGCGTGCAGATGTTGTCGGGCGCCGCTCCGGTGCACAACGCGGTCGGTCTAGCGCAGGGTGGTCGATACACTCATCCGGCGCGCACGGCCGCTGAGATTCAGGCAACGCAAGAGCAGGCGGCCGTCGCTGGGATGGTCTCGCCGGCGGCACCAGGTCAGGCCGTCGCGGCCGGCCAGGCGGAGCAAGCCCTTGCCGATGGTCAACTGGATATGTTCGCGCTTCTGCAGAAGCAGGCTGGCCTGCAGGATCCCGCGTCACAAGGAATGCCAGCCCAGGAAGCGCCAGTGAATGAGCCCGGAAGCGACGAGTGGATCCTTTGAGTGTCGGCAGTGCGGACGCTCGCTGAAGACTGTGGTCGGTGGGCAGACGTGGTTCTGCTCGAAGGCCTGCAACAAGAAATACGTGGCCAAGAAGGCCAAGGAGGGCATGCGTGCTCGATATCATCATCCCGGCGCACAAGCCGAACTACGTCCGCCTCGCGTATCGAGGTCTGAATCCTAACGGTGCTCTGACAACGAGCACGATCCTCGGATCCCTGCCCTCAGCGGTTGGTCGGGTTCCGGTTGCTGGCAAGGTGATCCTCTCCCTCGAGGGTGGCAAGCATCAGGACTTCGAGGCGGCCGAGGCCTACCTGTCAACGCAGAACCTGGCCTGGCAGGTCGTTCACTCGAGCGAGGTCACTGGCTACTACCAGGCGCTCATGCGCGGCCTCGAGCGAGCTACATCCCCACTCGTGGCGGTGGTGCCGCCCTGGGTGGAGATCACGGACGACCTGTGGGTTCAGCGCATGACCTGGCCGATGACCAAGGACACGACCGCCCTACTCTGCGGGACCTGGGGTGAGCCTGGCCCGGCGAGGGACCTGGCCCCGCACATCGTCAAAAGGCGCGTCTGGCCAGGTGGCGATGCGTTCATCGCTCGCCGGGAGGCGCTCACTGACATCTTGCGAATGTCGACGGCAGACAATTTCCGCGAGTCCCTCGCCGGCGCGAATGGCTGGCAACTCTGGGCGCACCCTGGGATTCGGTTCAAGGTCCTCGAGCACGAGCAGCATGAAGCAAAGCAGACGACTCGGTAGCCGCTCGAGCGACACGGTGAGGGTCGCGATCGCCGACGACTCACGGCTCATGTTCTCGGACGACTTTCGCGAGGGATGGGCGTGGGGCTTCACGGCTCTCGGTTGTGAAGTGCAATCCTTCGACGTCGCCGAGCTCCGGAAAGGCCTCTCGCTGGGCGCGAGCTCGAGCGTTCTCTCGATGGGTCGCAACCAGGCGGCGAAACCTCTCGGCGACATGATCGCCAACTGGGGCCCCGACATCGTCTTCGCTCACCACGGCCGCGCGGCGTCGAACCCGATGTTCCTGGATCGACTCAGAGCTCGAGGCATCAAGGTAGCGACCTACCTCTGCGACGAGCCCTACGAGACCGGCGAGACTGCCCTATACAGCCCTTCGTTCGACTTGGTCTTCACGATGGACCCCTGCACCGTCGAGGCCCATAGGCGGTCGCGTGCGGATCGCAAGGGTGTCTTCTACCTGCCGCCCGGCGTGCACACCGACCACTTCAAGCCGCGGCCCTACTTCGATGAGGACGGCCATCAGGTCCGCGAGCTCTCAGCCCTCTTCATCGGCAACGGAACGCTTGTCCCGAGGCTCGACTACTTCGAGCCGGTCAACCGGATCGTCGCGGGGGCCTGCTTCCAGTATCTGCGCAAGGCCGTGTCGAAGGCTCACAAGCGGGAGTGGATCCCCTACTACAAGCACCCGCACTGGTATAGCAACTGCAGGGTTGGCCTCAACGTCCATCGGGCGCCGTGGATCACCAAGGAATGCTTCCGGGACCGCGTCACCAATCGATACGCCTCAGCCCCTGTTCCCGCCGGCTTCAAGATCCCGCACACACCTCCCCCGCAAGGCTGGGGGACGGGCTTCTGGAATGACGGGAACCTGCCGGCGGCGCACATCAATCCGCGCTTCCTCGAAATGGCGGCGTGCGGAACGCTGGTCGTCAGCGACAACCATCGGAGCGAGCTCGCTCGGATGTTCCCAGGAGCGCCGCAGGCGAGCGATCCAGATCACTACCTCGAGCTCGTGCTCTACTACCTCGAACACCCAGAAGAAGCTGAGGCGATCGGCGAGAAATGCTCCTACCTGATTTCAAAGCGGCACAGCTACAAGCACCGAGCCGCGGAGGTTCTAGTCCGTGCTGGCTTGCAGGACTCGCTGCCGGCCGCTCAGTTTTCATCCTTGGGGCTGCCGGAGGACTGGTTGACTCTCCAGGACTTGCCTTCGCTCGGGATCAACTCGTCATCGGAACCAACTGGACCCTCCGAGCGTTGGAGCCCTCGATTTGGCATGTCGTGGACCGAGCGGTCTATGATGCCGAGCGACATGCAATCGGTGGATGCTCCGACGCCCTGGTTGTTGTAGCGAACAAGGGAATCTTCGGTCAGGGCGCGTTCTCGATGCGTGGCGCGGCCTTGGCTCGGATGATCGGGTCGAAGAAGATCAATCCCTACCAGATCACGATCGCCAAGGCGAAGGGGACGGTCCTGTGCCCGGACGGGGTCAGGCGCAACGGGATCACCGACCCCTACATGCCTGAGGACCTGGAGGCGGAGTTTCACCCAGGGGGGAACTCGCTCTGCTACACGATCCAGACGGCGCACCTGATGGGGTCTAAGGACATCCTCTGCATGGGTTTCACGCTCAAGAGCGGTGGCCGCTACTTCTTCGGCACGGAGAAGAATCCGATCACCAAGAGGGCTTCGATCTACGACACTCACCGTGCGCTTGGCTGGCTGTCCTGGTATGAATCCCAGTGGCCGGGCCGGGCTCGCCTGATGGAAGGCTGGGGCGGACCCGTCTACGACGTGTTGCAACAGGTGACCCACGAAGAGCTTCGAGAGCAATTCGGGGGACCGAAGCCTGAACAGGAGTGGATCGTCTAATGGGTGATCGTGGCGGACTGGATGGGTTGACGATCTCGAAGGACGTAGGAACCTCGGCGCGAGCTCGCGGCCTGGGGACCTACACGAAACGGGAGGGGGTAGAACCAAACTTCAAGCCCTACGACCTGGTCGAGCAGGGCGCCGGCGACTCCACCCCGGAGCGGTCGGCCAGGCTTTACGCGGAGTCGGTCGGCTACAAGAATCTCGCAGGCAACAACAGCGTGACGGAGCGCGCGAAGTATGCCGTGCAGGTAGGGCTCAAGGACGTCTTCAACGTCATGGAGTTCTTGCGCAACAAGTGGCTCATCCTCTACCGGCTCTACCGCGGTGAGTCGGTGAACGAGTTCAGCTACGGCCGACTCCCCCTGCACAGCCCTGAGCCCTACAAGATTGTCGAGACGATTCAACCGCAGATCTTCCGGACGCTGTTCGGCAGCGATCAGTGGTTCAGGCTCTACGCGGAAGCGATGGAGCACGACGACAACTCGAAGTCCCAAGAGGCTCTTTGTCGCAAGCAGATCAGGGCGATGAAACACGGGCAGAAGGCCTCTCGAGGGATTCGGGACGGCCTGATTTACGGGACCCAGATTCAAAAGCTCTGGTGGAAGCAGGAGATCGGGGAGATGAAGCGACGGGTCGGCAAGCGCATCGCCGATCCGAACATTCCTGGCGGCACAAAAGTCGAGCTCGAGGAGGTCAAGACTGATGAGTTCACCTTCGACGGGAACTACATGGAGAACGTCTCGATCTTCGACTTCCTGACGTCGCCGAACGCAAGCGATATCAACGATGCGGAGTGGTGTGCCGATCGGTCGATGTGGCCTGACTACAAAGTCAAGGAAATGGCCGAGCTCGGGCACTGGACGAACATCGAGAAGCTCCGCGACTACGCTGGATCGAAGGACTCATCTTTCGGTGACGAGTTCAAGGAGAGGAAGAGCTACGCCTACGGGGTCTTCGATCCGCGCGAGGCTTCGAATGCTCCGCACATCCCGCACTACGAGGTCGTCGATTGGTGGGGTCCCCTCGTCGTCAAGGAGGAGGACGGGTCCTACGTGACCAAGCAATGCAACGTGGTCATGATCGAGCCGGAGTCGCTCGGTCTGATCGTGCGCATCACAGAGAACCCGTATTGGCACAAGCAGAAGCCTTACCAGGCGTGGAAGCCGATCGATCTCGAGGACGAGTTCTACGGCATCGGTGCGATCGAGATGATCGCCAGGCTCTCGCGCGAGAAGGACGTCAAGCGACAGCTTCTCATGGCCGCAACGCAACTCGAAGCGAACCCGATGTTCGAGGTCAGTGACCAGGCGAACATTCCGGACGGCCAACTGATCCTGCAGCCAGGCTTGTGCTTGCGCGTGCCGGTAGTCGGCAAGTCGATTGCCCCGATTCACGTCCCGAAGGTCAGTGACGCGGCGCTCAAGGCTGAGAACCAGTTGACGGTCGACATCCGCGAGACGGCCGGCACGAGCTCGCCGACCATGGGGGCGCAGGATCCATTCGGGACGAGCGGCAAGACGGCTACTCAGCACACCAGCGAGATCGACCAGGGCAAGCTGCGTATCTCGCCGATGATCGCCAACTACGAGATGCAGATGGTTGAGCCGATGCTCGATCAGATGACTTGGAACAACCAGCAATTCCTCAGCTACGAGCAGGTCATCAGGGAAACCGGATCGGCGGGTCTCAACTACACCGATCGCTACACGGTTGGCCCCGAGCAGTTGATCGGAAAGTTCATCGTGCAGCCCCTGGCTTCGTTCAAGCTGTTGACCAAGCAAACGCAGGTCCAGCAGCTGGTGAACCTGCTAGACCGGATCCCGATCTTCGCGCAGACCTACGGGCCGAATTCGATCAAGGGCCCCGCGCTCCTCGCTCACGTCCTCGAGTTCGGGTTCGACATTCGGAACGCGGCCGACTTCGTTCAGGTCCCACCGGACGAATCAGACCTGCTGAGCGGCCTGCAGGAGCAGGAGCTCTGGTATCACTCGAAGGTCCCTCCAGTCAGGGCCGACGACAACCATCTTCGGCACGCCCTCATGCACCTCGAGGAACTCAAGGGCGAGCGATTCGAGAAGCTGTTCCAGCACGATCCTGGCACGGCGGCCCGGGCTCGAGCTCACGTCGCCGAGCATATGCAGATCCTGGCGATCACTCAGGAGCAGCAGGAAAAACAGATCATGGACATGCAGCAGGTGGCGACGTCGATGCAGATCCAACCACCCCAGTCGATCGGTGGTCATGGTGTCGACGGCGCCGCGGTCAGCATCCCTGGCGCGGGAACACCCACGCAACAGCCAGGCTCTCCGAAGGTCCGCAAGAACGAGCTCGAGCGTGGTGAAGGCAACAGCGCGGCGACGTCCGAAGCGAAGTCGGCGGCTACTCAGAACGCTCCAAACCCAGGTGCCCAGTGACCCAGATCAGCGACAAGCTCACCCCGTCCGACGACTTCTGGAGCCAAAAAGCTCAGGAGAAGTCCTACAGGGACCAACTCGATTCTCAGATTTCCAACCTCAAGGGCGCGGTCAACTTGGCGTCCAAGATCCTGGCTCTAAAGGGGAATGCGGGCTGGTCCGAGTTCCAGAAGGCGATCGAGGACTGCCGCGCCTACCGCCGCGTGGAGCTTGAGCTCTCGACGGGAACTGATGCGGAGCTTAGGATTCTGCAGGGTCGATGCCGTGAGCTTGGAGCAATCCTGTCTCTCATGACGGAGACCGAGAAGAACACCGAGACTCTGGCGACCCGTCTCCGGGGTCTCACGGAAGAGCGCGAAGCGTTCGTTCGACCAGACGGGAAAGTGCAACCTCGAGGACTCCAGACATGAACAACTCCACCCCAGGGGCCATCAAGGCCAAGCAGGGCGACAACGCCTGCGTTCTGAGCCGTAGCGAGGGCTATCGGAAGACCGAAGCTGCGATGGGCAGCAAGACCCGCTCGCGCCACAAGGGCACCGACCTTCACAACAAGTGGGGCCCGGTCCCTGGTGACGGCATGGGCGGCAACGTCAAGGGCTACAGCGACCACGGGAGCAAGCACAGCTACTAAGGCATAGCGGTTCCGGCCGGACTCCGGGCACCGTGGCTCTTGTGCAGTAGAGCCTGGCTGGCGGACTACCGTCACCATTGCGTTGTAGGCCGAGTCGCGCCGGCACCCCCTGCGCTGAATCAGAGACGGAAGTCGCGCACCGCCGAACGAAGATGACCCAACTCGAAGGACAACCTCAACAGCAGTCCGCATTCAATCAGCGGGCCGACAACGCGGCGCTAGCTCTCAAAGACCAACTTGGTCAAGAGCTCAGTGCACAGACCGGACAGCAAGTGGTTCTCCCACCGAGTCCGGTGCCAGTAGGTCAGGACGGTCAACCTGTCGGACAGCTTCCCCCCGAGGGGAGCTACGCACGCACGGCACTCGAGCAGCAGCAGCAACAAGCCCAGCCGCCGCAGCAACAGCAGCCAGCGCCGACCCCAGCGACACCGCCCGCACCTGCGCCGCAGCAGCAAGAGCCAATCTCTCAGAGGGCGCAGGAACGAATCACCTCGCTCGTCTCACAACTCAGAACCAAGGATCAAGAATTCCAGCAACTGCAACAGCAGCAGGTCCAGCAGGCGACGTCGGTCGAGGAGTTGCAATCGCAACTCACCGCCCAGCAGAACCAGATGCAGAACCTGCTCGAGCAGAACCTGGAGAGCTTGGACCCCGAGGCGCGCGCTCAGGTAATGCAAAGCGCGCAACTCAGCCAAGCCGTTGCGGCATCCGAGCAGAGAATTCTGCAGAGGATCACTCCGAAGGTGCAGGCCCTGGAAAACAGGAACCTGCAACTGGAGAAGAGCGGCTTGAGTGGCACCTATCGGGGTTACGACCCGATGGTGCACGATGCCTTGATCGACGAGTTCAGACGAGGGAACCCGAACTGCTCAGTCGAGCAGGCGTTCCGGGCATGCGCTACCGCTGAGGAGTTGTCTGTTGGAGCAGGTCGGCCAGCACCCGCACCACCGCCAGCGATCCCACCAGGAAACGGAGCACCGTCTCCCCGCTACATGCCCCAAGCACAGGCCAACCAACCGGATCCGATTCAGCAGATCAAGGACGACGCCGCACGCGCGGCCGAGCTCGCTCGCTCTTCGGATCCTGCAGACCAGAAGGCCGCCACGGCGCTCTGGAACAAGAACCTGGCTGACCGATTGTTCGGACCGCAGTAGCCGGAAGAAACCGCTCACGACCTGGTGCGCTGCCTTGGTGCGGGGAACAACCAACCCCAATCCAATACCATGGCTTTCGTAGGCAGTCTCGGAGTTCTCAACTCCTTCGATGTCGGCACAGGTAACCGCGAGGACCTGCTCGACATCATCACCAATATCAGCCCGATGGACACGTTGTTCCTCTCGGGCTTCGAGAAGGTGCCAGCATCCAACATCACTCACGAGTGGCTGGTGGACATCCTGGCGACCTTCGGCGACCCGGACGTAGGCAATGCCGACGTGCAGGCCGTCGCAGAAGGCAGCGATGCCGACTTCACCACGCTTGTTCCACGCAAGCGATTGTGCAACCTGACGCACATCATTCGTCGGACCTTCGACGTTTCGGACACCCAGCGGGACATCAACACCGCCGGCATCCGCGACGAATACGTCTACCAGCTGCGCAAGGCTGGCATGGAGCTCGCTCGGTTCATCGAGTTTGCTCTCGTGCACAGCCAGCGTCAGTTCCAGACGGCGCAGGGCAACACGGGCGGCGTGCTGCCGCGCAAGATGGATGGTTTCGACGCCTACGCGGCGGCGAGCGATCCGACCTGCGCGACTACTCTCGGTCTGAGCTCTGACGAGCTCGGAACCGTCACCCTGGTAGGTGGCGCTTCGCCGGCGAACTGCATCGATGAGTGCACACTCAACGAGCACCTGCAGGCGATGTGGGAGAAGGGTGCGCAGACCGACACGCTCTGGTGCAATGCTGTCCAGAAGCGTTCGCTCTCGAACCTGACCCTCAACCCGAACTCGCAGATTCGCTACAACATCAATGCGAACGATCGGACCGTGATCAACACGGTGGACTACTACCAGTCCGACTTCGGGACCCAGAAGGTCTATCTGCACCGCTACCAGAACAACGCGCGCATCGCGACTGCTGAGGCCAACAAGCTCCGCATCGCTGTTCTGCGTCCCGTTCTGGCCGTCGAGCTCGCCAAGCTCGGCTCGTCGACGAAGGGCATGATCGAGTGGGAGGGCACCCTCGAGGTTCTCGCCCCCAACGCGATCGGCTTCATCGACACCCTCTGCACCGGCGTTGCCGGCTGCTAGTAGTTAGCAAGCCGCGGAGTCGCCATCGGCTCCGCGGCACCTCTTCACGGGAGTAGATCATGGGTGCTGGCAGATTCAGTCTTGGAGGCCTTCAGCGAGTAGAGGCATTCCCACCGTTGGTCTGTGAGACCCTGGCCCTCGGGCGCTCGTTCTCTCTCGTGACGGACTTCATCGATCTGGATCCTCTGAGCCTCGAGGAGTCCTTGTTGGTGGTCGAGAACACAATCTACGGACTGCTATCGATCGACACGTTTTCGGCGGCTGTGGCTGGCGGGGCTATTGCTGGTGCGCCAGGAACAGACTTCGCGGTCCTGTTTCGGGCGCTCTTGAATCCCACCGAGCACAATGCTCCGGCCGAACTCACTGCGGTCGCCCTCAACCAGGCGGAGGATCGCATCCAGGGATTCAAGGGGAACGCATTTCAGCACGACGGGTCGAACACGGCCGGGCCAGTCGATGGCGCTTTGGTGGGGACAGTTTCGTTGTCGCGGGGAAGCACGCTGCCGCCACTCAACACAGGAATCATCCTGAAGAAGGGTGATGTCTTCGTCATCTCGGGAGTGAACGAGGGCATCTTGACCCCGGTTAGTGTGTCGCTGCAGGTTCACGTTTTGGACGTATAGACCCATGCCTAGATTCAGTTCATTCATCTTCCCAACCGGCTTCCAAGCTCTGGCTCAGGCGTCCGGTAAGCAGGCGATCCTGGCTGTCGCAACGGGCGACAAGCATGGTCTGATCATCGACGACATCGTGTTCTCTACGGATGCGTCTAGCCCGGTGAAGGTTTGGGTCAAGGTGGCCAGTCTGCCGGCGGCTCATGGCCTGACGGCTACGGTCACTGCGGCACTCACCAATCGAAGCAAGACCGCTTTCGCCGGGACTGCGTTTCGATCCAAGGGGACCATTGCTGTGAATGCACTGGCTGGAGATCTGGCCTTCCAGACGTTCGCGATCGCCGGATCACTTCGGTTGAGACAGCTACGAAACCTCATCCTACCCCCGGACAAGGTCATCGTTGTGGAGGCCGAGACCGCGGCCGACTGCTCGGTTGGCGTTGTCCTCAGCGCCCACTATGAGCCCCACGCATGAGAGCCAGGCCGTGCGAGCGATGCGGTTCTATGGCCGAGGTGACCAGGCAGAAGAAGCTGCAGATCACCAAATGCTCGCACTGCAAGCACAAGACGATCAAGCACATCATCAACAAAGGCTGCGGAGGCTGAGGCGGTCGCAACCGCCTGCGCCGTGTGCGCCGCGCCACTAGGAACCTGACCATCTCATGAGATACCCGTTCAAGTGCTACGACTGCGAGACCGATCAGACGATCGACACTCGCCCACTCCATCCCCCGAAGGCACCGGACTGCCCGGCCTGCGGCGAAGCCATGGACCGCGTCTACGGCTGCAGCATCAACACGAGCTCTTGCCAGGACGTGGACTTCATCCCCGAGAAGGATCGGATTGCCTGCGGCGCCGGCGACCAGAACATGACGTCCGGCCAGGCGGCAGCGATCGAGAAGAAGCACGCCGCGCACAACGAGCAGACCAGGCGCGACCTGGCCGACGGCGGCAACCGGGGGCAGATGAAGAAGAAGATGCAGATCCCGGCCGCGCTCTACCATGGCAAGATCAAGCAGACCGGGGACCGCAACTACTGGGATGACTCGAAGAACCGGAACCGGCACAAGTCCTGCCAGGTGAGCTAGCCCCATGACCGAAGCCTTCGAAGACAAATTCAACCGGCCCGATGCGGTGGTGGGGACCAACTACACCGTCCCATGCGGCAGTGCGCATATCTTCGACGAATCGGTGCTCCCGGTGAAGGTCGAGACCATCAACGGCTCAGAGGTCCTAGAAACGCCCCTGGAGCGATGCCAGGTCATCCTCACCGCTGAGGTCCTCGACAGCCCCGACCAAGCTCTCAGGGCGGTCTGGGGCCACGACGCGGTCGTCCCAGCCGGTGTAGACACTCCGCCGAGCTTCACGATCCTCGCCAGGGCCACAAAGGACCCCCTGGTGATTGACCTGGCGCCGCCGGACGAGTCGCCAGACTGCTACGACCAGTTCTACGGGCTCCGGGTCACCTGCCCTCTTGACGGCTCGAGCCCGATCCTCAAGCTGATCAAGAAGCAGCCGAGGAACCGGGTGTCCGGGCTATCGAACCCGAGCTCGGTCGAGCCTGACCTTGCCCAGGTCTTGGCGTCGGTGGTGATCATCAGCCAGGCGCTCAACGTGGACCCGACCTGGGACAACACAGGCGACCCACCCTACCGGGGCTTCTGGCAGGACATGCGTCTGCGCATCCGCCGCGGCGACAACGAGGTGGTGCTCGAGGCGTTCCTCAACGATCGCTACTTGAACAACCCGATCCTCACCTACACGGATCACCAGGACCCGCTCTGGTCGACGATCGGCGAGCCAGGCTTTGAGTTCCTCTCGGCCGTGCTCTCGACCCAACCTGCAGGCGCATCGCCGTTTGCTCAAGGCGCCGCGGCGCTCATGCGCTGCACGCTGTTCTCGGTCCAGACGGTGAAGGACGTCCGTCGGCCGAACATGGTGATTCCGTCGAACCAGTTCACCTACGCCCGCGTCGTCGATCGCGTGATCACGCTCGTCGAGAAGAACGGCGATGCCAAATACACGGCCACCAACTCAGGCGTAACGAAGCGCGAGACCTACCTCGGCTTCGTGCTCGAGGCTGAGGGTGAGATCATTCGCGAGGAGGGCTACTACCACTGGCTTCGTCGAACCCAGCGAATCTTCCTCGAGGATGGACAGGACACCTACGAGCTCCCCGAGAACGTCGGCGAGATCCAGATGGTTCGGCCAGGAAACTTCGTCTCGGGTCCGCTCAGTGAGATGGAGCCGTTCGACTTCCATCAGTCGATCGCCGGTCGGCTGAGCTCTGGCGGCAAGCCAGCGATTTACATCATGGCGCCAGAGACGGTGAACAACCGACCGGCGATTCGCTTGTTCCCGACACCGCTGATCTCCTCGATCGCGGTGAACGACGACACCCTCAGTCCCTTCCTCGAGATTGACTATTACGCGCGCCAGGTGTTCCCCAGCGATCCGTCGATGCAGATCCCGTTCGTCCCGCAGCAGGACATCGACGTTCTGACCTACGGGGCGACGGCGCATGCTCTCACGCTCGACACCGACGACGCCAACTCGCAGCGCATGCTCGCCATGTATATGGGTAAGCGCGCTGGTCTGCGCCGCAAGAACAACCGCAAGGTGTCAGGTCGCCGGACTGTCATGCGATCGGCCGCCGACGTCTTCGTTCCAACCGAGGGGACTCGGGTCCCGACTCTCCGAGCAACCCAGCTGCAGAACTTCCTCCTATGACCAAGATGCAGGAGTTCCCGCTTCGGCCTCAAGGCCGACCATGGGCGGGCATCAACACCAGGTCGGGAAAGCTCGACGACGGTTCAGGCCAGATGACCGATTCCTCGGTCAACTGCATCATCAACCGCGCCGACGAGCTCTCGAAGCGCAAGGGCATGGTGCGCGGCATCGACGAGCGATTCGCTGGCTCGGTGTGCGGCCTGCACAAATACAGCGACGAATGTGGACGAGAATGGTTGCTTGTGGCCGATGAAGGGGGCTTCTCAGTTCGGCAGCCATTCTCGATCCCTTCCTTCGCGGCGTCGGATGCATATCCGAGTGATGCATTTGCATCAGACGGCCCGGTCGACACCAACTTCTGGAACGACACGGAGGGCTACGAGCAGGCGGGCGGAGCTCTCGTCCTGCAGGCGGGGCAGTCGAATCCTGGCGACATGACCTGGTTCAAGGTCGCGAGCAACTTCTCCTACCAGTCCGTCGTCGACTTCACGATCGACAACGACTCGACCGTGGTCGCCATCATCAAGAAGGCGGCCGTCGCCCGCCTCGAGGCGCGCATCGTCCGCGTTGCCGGCAACGGGATCGTGACCCTCGTCTGGACCGACTCAAGCGGATCCGAAACCGTCCTTGGGACCGCCGGCATCAACACCGCCACAGCTGGATCCATGACCCTGAGCTACGAACGCAACGCCGTGGGCAACACCTTCACCGCCAAGCTCGAGGTCTTCCCCGAAGGCCTGGCGTCATTCGTCCTCGAGGATTCCGACACGATCAACGCCCTCGCTGATTCCGACCTTGGTCAACAGACCGCGCTCAGACTTGAAAGCGCGACCGGCGCGAGCTCGGGCACCGTCCTCGAGATCCAGGGGAGCCCGCTCTAATGGCTGGCCTCCGCTACCCAGGCACCGTCCTCGCGAACGGCTGGCTCAACATCGGCGGCGCAACCGGCGGGTGGTCGCCGTTCGTCCTGACCGACAACTGGCTGACCTCGTCGCTCGAGCACCACCGCCTTTACCTCGCGCCGAGTCGCTACAGCAGCGTGCGCAAGGTGATCTTCTCGCTCACCTTCCAGCACATCCAGACGGGCGGCACTCTCGCCGACACCTTCTCGATGCGGGTGGCGCCCTCGAGCACGAGCACGCAGAACCGCGACACGATCGAGAGCAACGCGATCGCTCAAGACTCACGGCCCGTCGTCTCCGGTGTCGGCCAGATCTGGAGCGTCAACGAACCGCTGCGGGACGCGGCCTTCTACGCGCTCAACGGCAGCGAGAACCAACTCGCCCCGCGCCAGGTCGCGAACGAGCCACCGATCACGACGGACGCCCAGACCCTCGTCGTCGAGTTCGATCGGTTCAGCGCGGGGAGCGCGGACTTCTTCGCCGACTGGGACGCGATCGTCGATCTCGCTTCTGACGATCGCTACATCGCCTACGCCCTGGGCATCCAGAGGGACAGCCTCTCAGCCTTCACGGGCGGACTCGGCGACACGACCAGGCATCCAACGATCATCGGCTGCCAGGTCACCGTGGTTCAGGCTCCAGCATTGGAGAACAACACCTGCACTTACGTCCCGATGACCAACGGCCTCCACCCGGACGAGAACTTCAATGTGCCAGGCACGATCCAGAAGATGGTGCCGTTCACCTTCCGGGCGGCCGACTGGGATGGGATCGAGTCGATCAACTGGGTGATGCGCCAGACCCCGCGCTCCGGAGCCAACAGCGTCGGCTTCTACCAGGTCCACCTGCAGGAGATCGCGAACAACGAATCGAAGCCTGGCACGCTGATCGACACGCACCAGGTCTCGCCAAGCGCAACGAACATCAGCACGTTCATGCGCTCGGACGACATCAAGGCGTTCTTCGGGGACGGCAAGACCTACACGGCGAGCTTCACGTCGAACACTGGCAGCGGCCAGCAGGATCTGCCATGGGGCTGGCTCGAGATCATCCAGAAGAACTGCACGAAGAAGGTCACGATCCATCCGGTCGGCATGGGCAACGTCGCCGGCGTCACCACCTTCGTCCCGTCGGCCCCGTCGTCGATCGGTGACTTCCGCTTCGCGAGCGACCAGTCCCTCTTCGATCCTGATTGGTATGAGAACATGCCGATCTCGTTCTTCCTCGGCCAACGGTTCTTTGGCGGCATCGACCACATTGCCGACAGCGACACCGATCAGATGTTCGTCCTGAACAACGACCTCGGTGCCGACATTCCGAACTCAGCGTTCAACCTGGTCGGCGACGAGGTGAGCTCGACCCCTGATGCCGACCCTGGCGTCCGCCTTCGGAACAGGCCTATCACGAGTGGGCGGGTGAACCCGTTGCTTGTGGGTGTCCGCAGCGTTCTCAAGATGCGCTACAACCGCGACAGCTGGGACGCCCTCGAGGTGTCCGGCCTGAGCGGGGTTGCCTACACGTTCACGATCCCGAACAAGGAGTTCCTCGAGCTCGGCCCGATCTTCGAGATTGGGAAGTTCGATCCAGAGGGTTGCACGAGCACAGCTGCAGGTCTCGGCGATAGCCCGGGAATGCTCTTCCTCACGAATGGGAGCTCCATCCCGAAGAAGTTCAACCCAACGTCAGGGATCGTCGACAACGCGGGCATGCCGACGCCATTCCGCGATCAGGAGCCGTCGGTGACGACCGACAGTGTCGCGCTCTCGCCGGACGGCGGTCTCACGCCTGGTGTCTACAAGTATCGCTACACCCTGCGCAACTGCTGCACGGGCAAGGAGAGTGATCCGAACCCGGTCGACATCGAGGCGGATGCCAACGGGGAGACGCCGGCGGCGGAGGTGACCCTCAATTTCTCGGGCGTGGTCATCCCTGCGGACTCGCAGATTTGCGAGATCTGCATCTACCGGACGATCATCGACGGGGACTTCCCGGTGATGGCGAAGGTCGGCTGCTTCGACCCGGACGATACCTCGACCTTCGTCGACATCCTGAGCGACTCGCTCCTCGACTTCGTGAACGACTCGCTCTCGATCCTCAACGCACCGATGCCGTGCGTGAGCGTGGTCGCGCAGTTCCGCAATCGTCTCTTCGGGCTCGGCGACATTCCTCAGCTGGATCCACCGGGGACCGTGAGCGTCACGCTCGATAGCGACATCCTCGAGGGCGACAGCGAGACTGAGTTCGATCGCTGCGTGATTGGCAAGTTCATTCAGATTGAAGGCGACTGCACTTCCTACGAGGTCGTCGAGCTCCTGGCGCCGATCGAGTCGACACCGCTCGCTGGCGTGAGGCTCAAGCTCGATCGACCCTACGAGGGGATCACCGACGAAGGGCTGAACTACATCACCTGCGGGCACCCGAACCGGCTCTACATTTCGGAGCCCCTCGAGGGCGAGTGCTGGCCGGGGATCAACTTCCTCGACATCGACCCAGGCGACGGCGATCGCCTGATGGGTGCCATCACCAACTTCAACCGCCTGGTGGTCTGCAAGCGAAACAAGACCTACGTGGTTGCCTTCCGCGAGCAGCCGATCCTTGAAATCGTGGTGCCGACCCTGATCTCGAGCGACATCGGTTGTGTTGCCCCGCGCAGTGTCGCGCAGGTCGCCAGCGGCTCGGTGTGGCTGAGCGATCGCGGCCTGGCGCTCTACGACGGCCGCGGCGTTGGGGCTGTCCCGGAAAGCGCCGTGATGAACGATCTGTTCGTCAACCCTGAGAACCCGAACTACCTGCGCCGCGACTCCAATGGACGGGTGCTCGGCGCCGCCGGCGTCTTCTACCCGAGGCGTGAGCAATACCTGCTCCTGCTTCCAACGGTGAAGACGACCCGTGGCGCGAGTATGCTTCTGGTGTGGGACACTCAGCTTCGCAACGTCACGCTCTTGGAGTTCTGCCAAGAGTTCCTCTCAATCGAAGTAGCCAAGGACTCGGACGGGAACGAGCGCGTCTACCTGGGCGACACCAACGGGTTCGTCTGGATCTGGGACGTGGGCGACACGGATGGCGTGGGGTTCCCGAACGCTACTGGCACCGTTCGCGGAACCGTCACCGAGGCCGGCGTTGATTCGCTGACCGGGGCGAGCTTCCTCGAGGACAGCGCCGCTTCATTCGTGACCGGGGGTGTGCCCGGGATCGCCGATCTGTCGGGACTGGCAGGGACGTCTGGGCTCACCGGGCAGTCGAATATGGGCCTTGCTGGGACCTGCGTCTTCTGGCGTCCCGCTGATGCCCCTTTAGGCACCCCCTGGCAGTCCCGTTTTATCTATCTCTCGACGCCGACCAAGCTGTTCGTGACGCCCAACTGGGGACCCGACACGCCGAACTTCGGAGAGGACGGCGACGAATACATGCTCGGCCCGATCAACTTCGTGGCCGAGTTCAAGCCGAGCAACTACGGAACCGATGACTTCACGAAGAGAGACTGGCGGCAAATCCTCGTGCACGAGCCCGAAGCAGTTTCGACAGATCTCCGCACGGAGCTCCTTCGCGACTTCCAAAACTCGGATGTCGACGAAGATACTGTCACGGATTCAAGCGGCGAGACCGGGCAGGGTCGTAACTACGATCTTGGCTTCGGTAAGGGTCGGCAGATCCGACCAGTGGGACGTCTGGTTCACGACTTCATGGGTGTCCGCCTGAGCAACTTCGCGCCTGACGAGCCACTCACGATCCTCAATCACCTGTTGCTGATGCTGCCGAGGACCAGCCGATGAGTAGCTTCGAGATCTGCACCTTCGAGGACTACGTCGCCGAGGTGACGGCGCAGCCAGGCTCCCTCGAGGAAGCGGCTTCCACTCAGGAGATCCTCTCGCAGCAGATCGAGGGCTACCTCTCGAGGATGCGCCAGGCGATGTGCAACGACGTGCAGAACCTCGAGGCTCAGATCATCGCCGGCGGTGGCGGGGGCGGTGCGGCGCTCCCTGACGTCCCGGCCGACACCGAGGTAGCCAGCGGCCGGAAGCTCCTGGGCTCGGATTCGTTCTTCAAGATCATCACCCTGGGGGCTATGCCGAACGCCACGACCAAGACGGTCGCGCACGGCATTGGTGCACCCTTCACCCTGATTACTCAGTTCGGATCGACGCAGAACCCGACGACCGACGACCAGCGGCCCCTGCCGTTCGTGTCTCACTCGAACGTGACCAACCAGATCCTGATCATCGTGGACGCGACGAACGTGATCATCATCAACCAGTGGAACGCCTCAGCCTGGACGAACAGCTGGCTCTCCGTCGAATACATCAAGGTCTGACCCATGACTTCACTCGATAGCATCCAAGGTATTGCCGAGCAGCCAGGCCAGCAGCAGCAGCAGATGCCGCTCCAGCCAGGCCAATCGCCTTCCCAGACGAACGTCCCCGGCCTTCCTCCGACGGCCCTGTCGATGCAGTCGGCCTCGCTCAACGAGCAATACCAGCAGCAACAGCAGCAGGCCCAGGCCGGCGGCATGCAGGCGATGGGCGCCGGGCTACAGACTGGCGGCGGCCTCATGCTCGAGGGACACAAGCCAGCACCGACCGGCGAAGACCGGGGCTACGGCGTCTCGAGCTTGCAGGACATGGCCGAGAAGCTCGCCCGGGGCTACGGCCTCGAGTTCGGCCGCGGCAGCCTGGTCGACGCCGAAGGGAACTTCATGCAGACCCCCGAGCAGCTGGCAGCGAGCCAGGCCGGCGGGGGCGACATGGCGGGGGTCGCGGCGAACATGAACTACATTGCCCAGGCGATCAACGATCGTCAGGTGCAGATGCAGCAGGACAAGGCGACGGCCGCCCTGCAGGCTGGCATGGGTCAGGTTCAAAGCCGCGGCCGCGGCAGCCTGGCCGCGATGCAGTCCGGCTTCTATCAGGCGATGGCGGCGAACTACACCGACCCGAACCTGCTTCCCGAGCAGGCCGACTTCTCGTTCTGGATCCAGAAGGCCGGGTTCGACGAGGCAGCTTCGAAGCTGGGTGACGAAGCGGCCGGAACCAAGATGCAGACGAAGCCGACCACCGGCGACGAGCAGAAATCCACTACGACAAGTCCGACAGGAAAGGGCGACCCTGTCACAACTGGGCCGCATGCTGGGCAGCGACCCGTCTACACCTATGACCCAGTCAGTAAGACGACGACCGTCTCCTGGGAGGACGTATAGCCATGGCACGCACCGACAAGTTGGAACAATCCCGGATCATGCTTCAAGCCGGGCAGTCCGGCCAAAGCGCAAAGCAGCGAGCTCAAGAGAGCGCCGTAGCCGAGCGGCAGGGCGAGCGCCGCATGGACATCTCGGAAGAGCAGTCCAACCTCAACCGCCAGCAGCGGCAGTGGGAGCAGACGCGGAGCGATCGCGCCCGGCGTGAGCAGGACCTGGCGCGACGTCAGGCGGGGAAGCCTCGCACCACGAACTTCGGTGGCGAGGGCTACGATCCCAACGCGCAGCAGCAACCCGACGCGAAGCTCGAGGAGTCGAAGCGGCAGTTCGACGTCTCGCACACCGAGAGGCAACGGCAGTTCGACGTATCGACCGATCTCGCGGCCGCGAAGAGTGGCCTGCAGCAGGGAGGGACTCCTGGAGCCGAAGCGCCGTTCGATCCTCGGCCTGGCTTGGCCGAGGGCGAGCAAGGACCTGTAGATCCGCGTCTACTGCAGCTGCAGAGGGACATGGCTCGTGGTCGAGAGCAGATGAATGCTGGCCTCGAATCCCGCGGCCGCCGAGGCTTCGTCGCTACGCCGGAAGCTGAGGCGGCAGGGCGGCAGGAGGCCGGTATGAGTGAGCGTGCCATGCAGGTGAAGGAGCTTGAAGCCGCGGCGAAGTGGCAGAGCGCCGTCACCTCTCATGGAAGGCTGTTAGCTCAGGAGAATGCTGCGAAGAGCGGCGAGACTCGAGCGACGATCAGGGCCAAGCGCCTCAAGGTCGAGGAGAGCCTCATGCAGCCGATCAAGAGCTCGTCGGCGAAGCTCGATCGGATGATGAAGGGTGAGGGCACCGAGGCAGACTGGCAATCTATCGAGTCGATGCTGAGCAAGGTCCCGCCTGTCGGGAACGCCAGGGCGAGTCATGAGGAGCTCGCTGCCCGCGAGTTCGGCCCTGCGCTTGTCCGCTTCATCGGTGAGAAGGTTGCAGCCAACGCCGTCCAATACATCTACGCCACGGGCAAGCTGCCCGACGGCGGCCTGGTCGACTTCAGTTCGGCCGGGATGCAGGAATTCAGCCAACGAGCGATCGAAGCAAGGCAGCAATTGCTGCCGAACACAGTTGCCGGTCAACTTCTCACCGACGAAGAAGTCGGCCAGGTCAAGCGGGGCTGGGCTGACCACCTCTTGATGGTGCATAAGCTGGCAGCCCTTCTCGTTATGAAGAAGCAGAAGGCTGGTGGAGTCATGCCATCAGCGGCGATGTCCGCACAGCAGGAGCCAACCCATGAGCAGCGTCGAGTCGATCCCTCCAAGCCCACTACCTTCGCCGAGGAATACGGACAGATCACTCCCGAGGAGGCAGGGCGACGAGCAGAGGAGGCCGGAGGAACAGCAGCCCCAAAGACCGGACTCGCTCCAATCACAGACCCCAACCCCGAGTATCCAAGCAGGGGAAGCGTCTCAGGTCGAAAGCCCAGCCAATACCGATAGGTCGGCGGATCTCTACAGCCTGCAGCTGGACGCCCTGGCGTCCGGTGACGACAGCCTGGCGTCCTACCTCAAGCAGATCCAGGTCGACCAGGCTGTCCTCGACCAGGGTCTCCTGCAGGCTCAAGGTGCCCCCGCCTCGTCCCCGACGGCGACGAGCCTGGGTGGCGATCCGGACATCGAGATCCACCGGCAGCTTTATGCCTACATGCAGCGCGAGAGCGCGATGGACGGCATCCTGGAGCAGCACAACATCGGGGAACTCGGGACTTACCTCGGCACGGTGCTCGAGCGATACAAGGCGCACAACGAAGAGTCGCTCGAGCAGAACTCGGACCAGATGAGCGACGAGCAGCGCATCAACTACATGCGCCAGTTAGAGCCGGTCGTCGTCGACCCGAACGAGATTGCGGAGCTCCGACAGCGCCTGGTGGAGATCGACATGGCGATGAAGCAGGTCGATCCTCGAGCATCGGTCTACTCACACCCGAAGACGAAGAGGGTTGCCAACTGGCTGGCACGCGAGTCCGGCCCCTTCACGCCTGGATTCCTCAAGTCCGGTGAGCAGAAGATGGAAGGGTTGACCACCGGCCTGGGTGAGACGATGGCTCTGGCTGAGGGCGTCACCGGATTCGGCCTCAACATGCTCGCCGGCGCCGCGGACCTGACCGCCAACGCGATCAAGGGAATCATGGGCGAGGAGTATGGGCTGCCCTTCGCCGTCGCGACGAACTACGTCGAGGACGAGAACGGTCGACTGGTCAACAACGGCGGCAAGGTGCCCGGGATCGTATCGATCATGGCGGCCGTCAATGCGCAGATCCTCGGCCAGAACGTGCTCGAGTATGTGAACCGCGTCGGCGCCGCTCGTGAGTTCGAGAGGCTGAACGAGTCCGGGTTCGACTACCTATCACGCGGTGCCGCCGGCATCGCTGGGATTGCTGCTGGCTTTGGCCCCATTGCGGGTGGCGCCATGGGGGCAGGCAAGGCTCTCGCGGTTGGTGGTCGCATCGGTGGCGGCACGGCCTCGATCGGCAAGCTCGGCTTCACGATGCCGAGTGTCACCGTGGGTGGTCTGGCGACGAAAGGCCTGATGCGCATGGCCGCCAGCGGTGCGTCCCCGCGCGTGATCAAGCTGACCAAGATCCTGGCGGGGACCGGCGGCGCCATGGTTGCCAACGGCCTGGCCGAGGGTCTGGCGTTCGGCCGGACCGAGGGCTACGGCCACGCCTTCGTCGGCGGGATGGCGATGGCGCCAGTCCTCATGGCGTTCGGCGCGATGGGTCGGAGCTCCGAGCGATTCTTGACCACCCGCGCGAAGATGCCGCAGCGCGTCGCTCAGTCGCTGTCCGGCGCCCTCGAGGGGGCTGGGTTCGGCGCCCTTGAGGCGCACCAGACCGGCGCCCTGTGGATGCTGATGAAGGACCCGACCCGGAGCAACTGGGAGATCTTCGCCAAGAACATGCTCGGCTTCGCTCTCTTCAAAGGCATGGCTGGGCGCTCGGTCGTGGAAGCCCCGACGTTCGGCGAGGCGCAAGGGCGCCAGACCTACCGGCAAGGTGCCCGCGAGGCCCTCGGGGAGGAGGTAGCGAGGGCGGATGTGGTGGGGGTGCGCGAGACGATCGGGGGTGTGCGTGAGACGATTGAGGGTCGTGAGCCCACCGTCCCCGAAGGCGAGCGCGGCGCTGAGCAGATCAAGGGCGTTCTGCCGGGTCCAGAAGCACAGATGAAGCAGGCGGCCCGCGGCGAACTCGTCGAGGGCGAGATCGTGCGCACCGAGGACGTCATGGCCGAGCGCACCAAGAAGGCCGAGGCTCAGGGTCGCGATCCCCTCGAGGACCCCGACTTCATGAAGCGGCCGGAGGCTGAGCGGCGGGCGATCACCGAGGCAGGTGCCGCCAGGGAGCGGCGCATCGCCGCCGAGGAGTTCGAAGGACCTGAGCGTCGGCGCGCTGAGGGTGGAAGAGAACGGCCCGCCGAGGCCGAGCGTCTTCCACCCACCCCTGAAGGTGAGGCTCCGGCTCGACTTACCGCCGAGGAGATCCGGACTGAAACGGCCAGGCTTCGCGCGGAGGGTCCCACCCCCGAGAATCGGGCTCGGTTGATCGAGCTCCTCAACGCGGAGAAGGGTCGGATCACCGAGGGCGTCGGCGAGGCCTACCGCCGGATCGGCAAGATGATCCCGCAGCCGCACAAGCAGGAGCTCCGCATCCCGCGTGCCGTCAAGGAGACGCCGGCGGAGGTGGGACGACGGGAGGACCTCGAGGCTCGTGTTCGGGAGAGCGGAATGCCCAGGGATCTTTTATCTGCCTTAGGCAGATTATCCCGTGCCCGCAAAGCCGCCAGATCGCCCGCTGAGGAAGCCAAGCTCTGGAAGGAGCAACGAGAGCTTGAGAAGGAGTTGGACGCCCTGGAGATGTCACAGGACCCCCTGATGAACGCCAAGATGCGGGAGGCCCTGGCCGAGCTCGAGGTGGAGGAGCTCGACGTGCCGGTTGACCCGGAGTTCGGCGAGCGGGCGGGTCCGGAGTCCATGCGGGCGCCAGCGAGTCCCTTCCGTCAGCAGGAGAGCCTCCTCCGGCCTGGTGAGGAGCCTGTGCGGGCCTCCGACATCATTGAAGTCCTCAAGGGGCGCCCAGGCTTCCCGGGGATCCGGATGCCGTTCACCGGCCGCCGGCGCCTCTCGATCCCGGGGTCGGCGGTGCAGATCGCGATCCGCTCAGGGCGCATCTCAGGGAAGGGGACCGCGGGCGTGTTCAAGATCTTCGAGAACTTGACGCGGACCAAGGAAGGCATGGACCTGGTCGTCTCGCTGCACGAGTGGGCGCACGGCATGCAGCGCCAGGTCCTGGTCGGTGAGGGTGGGGAGAAGTTCTCAAGAGGTGTGAAGAAGTGGTTCAAAAGTCTCCCCGAAGACGCTCAGAACGACATGGGGACAATCCTCCGTAACTACCCAGGGTGGCAGAAGCTACCGATCTGGGGCGTGGCGGCCGAGGCTTGGGCGGAGTGGCATGCGCGGAAGCTCCTGGGCGACCCCACCCTCGAGGCGGAGGTGCCGGCGCTCTCGCGCGAGCTCAACGCCTGGCTCGCCCGGACCCCGGAGCTCCGCACCCAATACGGCGAGCTCACGCAGCTGATCGACACCTACAAGCGGCAGGGCGCCGAGTTCCGCGTCGACCAAAGCATCCGGCGAGGCAAGACGCGGAAGCAAGGCACCGTCGCCGAGCAGATCATCGGCGCCGGCGAGAAGGCATGGGACGCGGTCGTGAAGGGCTTCTTCGACGACATGCACCTGCTGAAGAAGAGCCAGCGCAAGTGGCTCGAGCTCTCCAGCATCGACGAGGCCAGGCTGTCGATCATGAACAACCCCTCGAGAGTGTTCGACCTCCTGGCGATGACGGCCTCGAAGCAGGCTGAATCCTTCATCCACCGCGGCACCCACAACCTCGCGCTCGAGCGGACCGGCGAGTCCCTCGAGAACATCTTTCACGACGTCGCCCGCTCCCCCGCCGGCGAACCACTCAAGGGGAAGGAGCGAGCGAGTTCGATCCGCGACTTCGTCAACTACCTGGTGTCGACCAGGTCCCTCGAGCTCATTGGTCACGGCAAGAAGCAGACGCTCCCCAAGTCGGACTACCTCTACGCGAAACAGGCGCTTCTCAATCGACACCCAGAGTTCGCCGGCCTGGCTAAGCGCATGAAGGTCTGGTCGGACGCGCTGCTCGACCTGGTAGCTGAAGCAGGCAACGTCCCCCAAGCGGACATCCAGCGGATGAAGGACTACTCGACGGTCTACATCCCGTTCGTGCGCGCCCTCGAGGGAGCCGTCAAGGGTCGACCTGGTCGCGGTGTCGCCGAGAGAGGCGGTGGTATCAAGGGCATGAAGGGTGGCACCCAGGAGATCCTCGACCCGATGCGAGCGATGATGGAGGTGACGACCACCATGATCGCCAAGGCGCACCAGCAGATGGTGATGAAGAGCCTTTACAAGACGACTCTCGTTGCCGACGTGGGCGGCCTGGCGACAGTCGTTCCAAAGAGCAATGTCCCGTCAAAGTTCCGGCTCGACCAGGTCTTCCGGCAGATGGAGCAGGCCGTGATGAAGCGGCTGCAGAAGGAGGGCCTCGAGGGCGAGGAGCTCGAAGGCTGGGACGAAGCCTTCGGCATGTTCGGCGAGCTCCTCGGCGAGGCTCAGATCTCCGATCAGCTGATCACGCTGTTCGGGCAGAAGGTCCTGCCGTTCGGCGAGGGCGCCAACATCATTGCCTACACCCCGCGCTTGACCGAGGCCGAGATCTCTGAGCTTCCGAAGCACGGCCAGGTCGTCGCTCGCCGGCAGAACGAAGAGATGCAGTGGCTCGAGGTCGACGCCGACGCCTACACCGCGCTCCTAGGCCTCGATCAGCCGGTCGGTCCGACTTTCCTTGACAACCCGATCATGCAGGTGGTCTTCGTCAAGCCATGGAGGATGACCCGCTTCTTCGCGACGGAAGCTAACCCAGCATTCGTGGTGGCCAACTCGATCCGTGACACCATGAGCGCGACGGTGTTCAGCCAGGAAGGCGAGATCAAATACAACCCGCTCGCCGGCCTGCAGAAGTTCACCGCCGGCGCTGCCCTGATGCTCGGCGGAAAGAACCAGCGGGTGGTCGATATGTATGAGGCGTCAGGCGCCTCAAGCGCGTCCCTCCACAGCGAGGGCGTCCGCCGTGAGATGCGAGGTGAAGCCACGACTATGCTCGAGCGGTCGCGAGAAACCATCTCCAAGGCCATCGACAAGTGGCGTGGCTGGATGGGTAAGCCCGAGTCGTTCATTCGCATCGAGGAGTTCCGCCTGGTGCACGAGCGAGCGATCGCCGCGGGTAAAAGCCCGGTCGAGGCTGGGATGGAAGCCCTTGAGGCAGCGAAGGAGATCACGGTCAACTTCGCCCGCGCCGGCGGCATCGCCAGGTCGATCAATCAATACACCCCCTACTTCACAGCGAGCTTCGCCGGCCAGCGCAAGATGCTGCGGTCGATCGCCGGCATGGAAGGCCGCAACGATGGCGAGCGCGCCAGGATGCAACAGGCGGCGTTCGTCAATGGCCTGGTGTCGATCACCATGCCGACGCTCGCAGTCTGGGCACTCACCCACGACGAGGACTGGTATCGCGACCTGCCCGAGTGGCGGAAGACGCACTTCATCAACATGAAGCTCCCAGGCTTCGACACGATCGTCTCAGTGCCGCTGCCGTTCGAGCTCGGCGTCATCTTCGGTTCGATGCCGGCGATCATGCTGGATCACATCACCGATTCGAATCCAGCCTCTCTCGGTCCAGCGCTGTGGGGAGCCATGTTCCCCTACCTCAGCGGCGTCAGCAGCCTCCTCCCCGCCGGCGCGAGGCCGATCCTCGAGGCGGTGACTGGCTACGACTTCTTCACGCAGAAGAAGCAGACTCCGTTCTGGACAGAGAAGGGCCGGTTGCCAGCGGAGCAGATGCGTGCGGATACCACGGTCGTCGCCCAGGAGATGTTCAAGGCTGTTGGACACCTGATCCCGGGCATCGACAACCCGATCGAACTACAGCACGCGATCGGCGGCTACACGGCCGGCGCGAGCATCACCCTCATGAAGTCTCTTGACGAGCTCTTCGACCTCAAGGGTCACCCTGGAATCGCGCCAGGTGTGCTGGCTCCGTTCTCGAGCTTCCTGAATCGCTTCGCGCGACAGACACCGCATAGATCAAGCCGAGCAGTGGACGAGTTCTACGAACGATCCACCGAGCTCGAGCAAATGGGGCCAGCACGCAGTCAGAGGGAGAACCGACTGCTGAAGGCCATGAACCGTGATCGAAAGGCCATCTCTGCAATCCGCAAGCAGGTGGACCGTGGCTCGATCACACCGACAGAAGGGGATCGTCGGATTTACGAAATGGCGCGAAGGAGCCTTGAACGATCGAACTGAGAAAAATGGACACCCTAAGCGCGGCAATTGTTGGCTTGAACGTGACGCTGGTCGGAGCCCTGATTTGGGTTCTGCGCTACGGCATTCTCAAGCTCTTCGGGGCTGAGGGAAAGAGGGGCGTCGTCGGCGAGCTCAACGACACCCTCCAAGAAATGAATACAGACATCAGGGAGAACACGCTCGCGATCCGCGAGTTCACCTCCACCCAAGTCGAAACGAACCGAACCCTACAAGCGATCCTTAGAGAGCAGGAAACAAACCATGGCGAGACCACTACGAGTCCAGACTGACCGCTCACCCGCGAAGAAGATCCCCTTCTCGGAGTCCATCGGAGGCCAGGCCTTCGAGTCGGGCACCGGCGCCCAGATCGACCTGCACGTTGTCCCGGAGGGCTATCAGGACGAGGTCCACCTCTGGGTCAACAACCCGGACCCGGCGAACAATGGTCGGTTCCTCTGGCGGTTCGGCATCGGCGCCTCCAACGATCAGTTGATCTCCATGGCGGCGGATACCATCGTGAAGGCGGTCGACGGCGTGCCGATCAGGGGGATCGCTGGAGGTCTCGGCATCGAGGTCCTCTCGATCACGGAAACAATGAAGCTCACCGGCTACGTGATCCGCTCCGCGATCAATGTCTAGAAGAACGGCCAGAAGAACCGTCGAGGATCGATCGTCGGTCTGTTCTTGTATTTGTCCGGGATCGCACTCCACGGGATCGACTTCCGGCCTTCGCTGTAGGTCTTGACCTGGCCGGCGTCGATCACCGCGATCCGGTCGCCTCGCTGCCAGACGAGTAGGCCGATCCCGCCCGCCTGGTGAACCTCGTTGATCGCGATCACCTGGTGCGGCTTGAGGATCTTCTTGCTGAGCTCGAGCGATGGATTATCGCGCATCTTGCACTCGAGGATGATCACTCGGCCGTTGATCGTAAAGCCCATGAAGTCCGCCGGCGTCTGCTCAGCGTGCAGCACCTTGCCGTCGACCATCTTGATGTCGTTCGGGATCTTGTAGAGGCGGGCGACCTGGTTCTCATGCAGGGATCGGGCTACGCGGCGGACAAGGAGCTCTAGGGTGTTGGTCATGGTGCTGGGATCATCCGGACCTTGCCGGTGACGATGTTGGTGGCTTCAACGAACTTCGGTTGGACGACGTCGCCGGCGTGCTTGCGCAGCATGCCGCGGGCCGCCTTGAAGGCTCGAACCTCGACGCTGATGATCTCCGCCTTCGTGAGCGGCCGCTTCGCCAGGTGCTCGTGCAGCTTGACCTCGAGCTTGTCGATCTTCTCGAACACGACGGGACCTGCAGGTAGGTGCGGGAAGCACCGTTCGTATTCCTCCTCGAGCTTCTTCGCGACCCGGCGCATGGCCTGATTGCAGAGCTTGTCGGTGACGGTCCTAGAAGGGGCAGTCGTCATCGTAGGTCTCCCCATAGACGTCGAGCGGCTGCAGGTTGACTGGATCGTGGGTGATGCCCGGCAGGCTCCCTCGAGACTCGGGCGCGTTGTTCCAGTTCTCGAGCTCCCTGAACCTCGCGACGTAGGCCTCTGGGTTGTTGCGCGCCAGGTCGATCAGCCCGTGCAGGATGTTGAGCGCTCCCTCGGTCGGCCCGTAGCAGAGCTCGTTCCTGTAGCCCGTGCTCTCCTGCAGGGCGCTACTCCGCTGCAGGTGCGCGTGCCACCTAGCGAACTGCTTGAACTCCTCGATCTGACCACAGCCAGTAACCAGGCTCTGCAGTGAGCGCAGCGAGTTCGTCTCGCACAAGCGCGACAGCATGACGATCGCCTGATCCGGATCGTCCAGGTCGAGGTAGATCGTGAAGGCGGCTTCGACGTGGAAGGGCTGCTTCACCGTGCGAGCCTGAATCACCCGCTGCGAATACTCGTCGTATTTGAGGTTCTGCCAGCATCGGATGATCCAGGCGATCGCCCACTGCACGTGCACCAGGCGCACCATGCACTCGCGCTCCTTGCCTTCGGGGTGGGAGTAGCACATGTTGGCGGCGGCGATCGCGATCCGGATGATCGAGTGGTGTTTCTCGATGCCGGTGTGCAGCGGCAAATCCTCGGCCGCGTAGATCGAGTCCCATTCAGAGGCAACTTGCTTCGCAAGCTGCACGGCCTCGGGTCCCAAGTGAATCTGATGCGGTTCCATTGCCCATCCCCGAAGGATCAGCGCTCGCGCGAGTTCGGGAGTCCACTGATGGTCGACATCCTGCTTCGTCATCTTCGCGGGGCTGTGCACGCACCAGGCGAAGTCCATTCTCGAGAGCGACTCGGGCACGCCGTAGAAGCTCAGCAGGTGCTGGCAGAAATACTGGAAGGTGCGGCGCGATCGGTTGGCCCAGTTGCCGGCGGTGATCAGCCGGACGGCCGCGGGTAGCTTGACGTCGCCGTAGACCTTGAGCGCGGAGACCCGCCCCTCGTCGCGCGCACTCTGCAGGTGCACCATCACGTTCTTGTCGGCCGGGCCGTTCGTCATGTGGTGGAACTCGTCGAGGAAGAGCATCTTCCGGTTGTTCTTCGGGAACAGACCTGGCTTCATCTTCGAGCCGTTGTCGGCGCCGCCAACCGTGAGGCCTGCCCGCGAGTAGTTCTCCATGCAGGTGAACGAGGTCCCGAGGCGCCAGTATTCGAACAGGCGCTTGACCGTCTCGCTCTTGCCCTGCCTGGTCTCACCGAAGAAGCAGGCGTCGAGCCAGGCTCTGTAGCGGTGCCCGTCGAGGTCATACCAAAGCGCCGAGTGAGCGACGAGCATCGTGCCGATGTGGAACTCTGGGCGGCCGTAGATCTGCGTGATGTTCTGCGAGTAGTCGAGCACCACCGAATCGATGTAGCGGTCGATCTCGGCCTGGTCGTTCGAGTTCCAAGGCGTCATGCCCATGAGGTCGACGTGGAAGTCCTCGAGGCGGACGTCTGGCTTGTCGAGTTGCACGAGCTTCGTCGCCAACACGCCCACGCTGTTCGTGCCGTAGTGCGCGTAGCCGGTGATGCCAACTTCTCCGGACAGCGACGGCGATTCCGTCGAGACGATGTTGAGCATGTTGTTGCCGTCGTCGTCGTCGTCGGATGCGGTTGCCTGCCAGAAGGAGCCCACCACTGTCTCGTCGTGAACGATCGCGCACTCGTTGCAGGCGGCCGGCTTGCACACCAGCCTGCGGATCCAGTAGGCCTCCGGGTCCTTCGACATCAGGCCATTGAGTAGCTTGTCACGGTGCTGGCTCCAGTCGACATCGCCATCGGGGAAGAGGCGGAGCACTGGGCAGTCCTTGCAGCAGGTCTTAGTCCCTGCAGGGCAGACGATCTTGCTTGAGATCGGCACGGTCAAGGCGGGCTTCTCGATCGTCGCTACGGCGCCCTGGAAGCTGACATACTCGCCGGCGTTCTCGAAGACCTGTCGGTGCGAGACGTTGATCGGATCCTCTCGGTGCTCGACCAGGTCGGCGAGGTCACAGACCGGGAGCTCGTCGAAGCCCTTCTTCTTCGTCGCCCAGTCGCGCAGGTCGGCGCCGAAGTTGTCGACGGGATCTAGCGCGACGTGTAGGAGCTTGACCTTGCACTTGTTGGCGGCGAGCTTCTCGCAGACCCCGTTCACCAGGCTCTGCCGGCGGCGCCCCATCTCGCGGAGCTTCCTCGGCGTGGGTGCTCGAGCAGAATCGAAGTCGGGTCCTTGGAAGGTGTCGTTGTCGTAGCAGACGTAGACCGTGCGGCCGCGCCAGGCGTCCGGCATCAGTGAGCTCGCGAGCGGCGACCCTGCCCCGCCGGTCCAGGTGAACGGGACGATCGGCGTCTCTCGCCTGTTGAGCTCGAGCATGATCCACGCGGCCAGGCAGTCCATCTCGCCTTCGCACAACAGGATTTCCGCGCCCTTGGGGATCTCGGGGACTGCCGGCCAGAAGCCGATCGGTCCTCCGCGGCCGTTCTTGCTCCAGCGCCACTTCACCTTGGCGAGCGGGGCGTAGATCCGATACCGCTCGCGCAGCGACCCGTCCGGGTTGAATTGGGCGAACACGATCGAGCCGTCGAGGAACCCGATGCCGAAGCGGGCAAGGATCTGCGGCCGCCATAGCCCACGGTCCGCGAAATGCTTCCGTGCCCACTCCGCGTCCGGATCCTCGCACAGATTGGCTATCGCCCGGTCGAGGCGCTCTACGGTCATCCTCGCGGCTTCTCGGCCGCGCTTCTTCTTCGCCTTCTGGTAGGGGATCCCGAGGAGATCGCCGACCTGCTTCGACGCGGCCCAGTCATCCTCGAGGCTGTGCTTCTCCTTCCACCATTCGAACAGGTCGAGCTTCCTCGAGCACTGCTTGCAGTTGATGAAGCCCGTAGCCTTCGAGATCGAGCAGCTGCCGTCGGTGTCGGTGCAACAGGGGCAGTTGATGTGCTGCCACTGAGGATTCCCGCCATTCACCTTGACCAGCCCGAGAGCTTGGAGGCTAGAATCGAGATCTGCAGCGAATGCCTCTTTGACTACGGCGAAGTGGCTACGTTCCATTGATGGATTCCTTGGACGTCAGAAGCCCCGCCGGTGACCTCAACCACCGGCGGGGCTTCGTTTTTTCTAGGGGGACTGCTGGGGGCTAGGGGTCGATGTCGAAGTCGCCATCGCCGCTAGCTTCTTCGTCCGTGCTCTTGAGGTGACCGCTTTCATGCTTGTCTCTCACATTCTTGTAGAGTTCGTAGGCGGCGAGTTGAAGCTCGGCCGGGACTTTCTCGGTGGTCTGCCACGCCATCTGCAGCATGAAGTATTTCTTCGGATCCCCCGTAGCCATGGTCTTGGTGCCCTGGACGACGCGGATCACGGTCGGGTGCGTCCACATGTATTTCTTGGTGCTGGTCCAGGCTGAGAGCCACTTGTTCGCCGCCTTGTAGCTGGAGCGGGAGAATCGGATGATGACCGGGCCGAGGCTGGTCATCGCCACGAAGTGGTGCACCTGTGCGCCGAGTGGTGGCTTGTTGTTTTCGTCGTCCCAGTCCAGGCACTTTCGGCACTCCTCGCATGCACCGTAAACCGTGCCCTCGACCTGGTCGGGCGAGATGCAGGTCTCGAGGTCCTTGTATCGCTCGTCCTCCTTCGGGAAGAGGGCGTTGCCCTTGTGGTGGTGGACGATGATCACGCGGAGGTGGCCTTCGTCGAGAACCTCTTCGGAGCCGGTATGCATGAAGCGGCCAGGCACTGCGCCCTCGACCCCGTCGGTCACCGCGTCACTCGTGCCGTGCAGTAAGGCGAGCGTCGGCACGATCAGATCGTCGGGGTCGACGTTCTCTCGGCCGATGAGCTCGGGGATCCCCTCCACTGTGAGGTCGGTGGCTGCGTCGAGTGGCAGCAGGTCGTTGCCTTTGAACTCCTTGGGCTTCCACACGGCAACGGCATCTGTCTTCTCTTCGGTGGTCGCTACTGCGTCCGTCTTCTCTTCGCTGGTCATGGTTCTTAGCTCCTCTCGTTAGCTGAAAATTGTTTCCACCCGGTGCAGCTGACATCGGGCCTGGTCTTTAGCTTCATGAACTCGGGCACGTCGAACTCGTCGAGTTGCTCGCCTTCAATGTCGGCTTGGAGTCTCTCCTCCACGGTCTTCTTGTCCACCTTCTCGACGGTGAACTCGTTGACGTCGCCGTAGTGGCCGTGCAGCCACTCCTTCACATCCTCTTCGTTTTCCTTGTTGCAGGATATCGAGAACTGGTTGCGCAGGTTGAACGCGAGGCCGTTGTCGAGCTTCACGCCGCGCTGCTCGTCTGCGATCATCTGATCGACGAGCTTGGCTTTCGCAGCCTTGTGCTCCTTGTCGGCGGCCGCGGAGATCGCGTGCGCGTCGTCGTAGGTGAGACGGGTCGAGGTGTATTCCTCGAGAAGGTCATTCAGTGTTGTCATCGGCGGATTCCTTGGTTTCGGGATGGGTGAGCTCGAGAAGCTCGAGGATGAAAGGCACCGCCCGCAATGGGTGGTGTTGTAGGTAGAGCCCGACCTTCTGCTCTCGCGTGCAGTCCGTGTAGAGCTCCTCGGTCAGGGCTTCGAAGGATTCGAATTCAGGCATGGGATGGTCTCCTCCGCAGTCGCGGGGGGTGTGCTTGAAAGTGGTTTCGTTACAGGCGCCGCACGGGCACGTCGTCTCGGCTGCTCAACCCGACCAGGTCTTGCCGCAGCGCCAACACGGCCCGTGACTCATGAAGGTTTGCATTCCGTGTCCTTGAGACATTGCGCGATCGCCGCGCGGGCTTCGTCGGTGAGGTTGCTCGCATAGGAGAGCAGCCACTCGAGGTAGAACGAGTCCTCGGCAGCGATCTCGCTGATCAGGCGCCCTTCATACTTGCCGAACGTGAGGTGAGTCGCCGAATCGAGCGTGGGGAACAGGGCGTCGATCTCGTCGCTAACCTCGTCCCACCACCCTTCCCGACGGGGATGGCCGACGAGCTTGGCGAACTTCCATGGGTTGATGTCGTTCGCTCGACACATCCGGAAGAGGATGCACGCGGCGGTGTCCTTCTCGGCATCGTTGCCACCCTTGGCGAGGGCGGTCGACACGAGCAGGCGCATGCGGTTGGCTAAGCGCTCGGTCATGGTGTGCGCGCTAGCGCCTCCTCGCCTTCGACCGTCACCCACCACACATAGGGCGCCGGCGCTGCGAAATTGCAGGACAGGAGGCCCTTGCGTAGCAGTCGATGCCGGCAGTCGTCGCTCCTTCTCGAGGTGCTTGGAATCAAGCCCTGCTCGCCTTTAGACAGGACTCGTCGGAGGAAACGTCGCTGCGATTTGTTGATCTTCACATCGCTAGGATTGCCGACCTTCTTCTCGTCGACACGAGCTCTTGGCTGCGTTGCGCGGTTGGTCAACCATCTTTGCATTCGATCTCTGATTTCTGGTTCAGTCATCGTTCGGTTTCTCCTCTCGGTGTCGTATCCGCATCGAAGCGTGTAGGCCGTCGAAGTAGTTGCCGACGCAGGTCAGGTGCAGGAGGATGATCGGGGTGAGGTCAGTCCAGACATCCACAAGGGCGGGGTCCTCAGCTGGATCGAAGAACAGGCAATCATCTAATTCCTCGTGATAGGTCCCGAAGCAAAACAGGGAGACGTAGTTCTGTCCCTTGCAGTCCTCGCCGCAGAAGTCGCAGTCGTAGCCAGCTTCGACTTCGTCAGTCACGGCCATACCTCATGTATTCGTCCAGGCTCTCGAAGCCATCAGTGCCGGCCTTCTCCTCCTCGTCTTCAGCGAGGAGGAGGTCCTGGTTCTTCACGAGGTAGTCGTGCACGTCGGGCCAGTCCCTGATCCAGTCCTGCTTGAACAGCCAGAGCAGGTATGCGCTAGGCGCCTGGCCGATCGGGGTCCCCTTGTGCTGGCCCCACGGGAGGGGAGTCTGGTCGGTGTAGGTCACTCGTGGTGGCTTTGGCATCGGGATCCTCTGCGCTCATGATCTTGATTTGGACGGCAGCGACGACAGCCTCAGCCACCTTGAACTTCAACTCGGCCAGGTGCTTCTCCTGCGCGGTCATCAGCTTCTTACTGAGGTCGGCTTGCAGGCGCTTCGTAACCATGGTGCAGATGCGCATGACGCGATCCCTCTCGAGGATCACGCCCTGGCGCATCGACTCCTGCAGCTTCTTGTGCATGCTCACTTGGGAAGAGCACCGATCTCGCCGAGGACGTCGATCGCGAGTTGAGATGCTAGGCCGCGCGTCTTCGTGATCGCATACATGACGTCTCTCACCTTGTCGTGGTTTTTGGCCAGGGACTTGATCTCCTCGATCAGCTGCACGTTCTGCTTCGTGCCCTCCTCGATCCTTCTGTTGCGCTCGCGAAGAGTCGCGTTGTAGTTAGTTGCGGCTTTACTGAACTCGCTCTGCTCTCTGAGAAGCCTTTGCCGGACAAGCATCACGGTCTGCTGCGTGTCCTGCAGGAGGTTGAGGGTGACGTGGTTCGGATCGATTGGGTTTAGCTCGTTTGGATTCATGGTCTTCTGCTGGGTAAAGACTCGTGCCGAGAACGGCATGTCGTCGGGGTTGGAAATCGGGATCTCTTGGTCGTGCCCCCACTCCTCGCTGTCGGGGTGGAAGGTCATGCACTTGATGTTCATCTCGCTCATAGTTCTCGTAGCTCACTGTTGGGAATGAAGAAGGCGGCTCGGCCGCGCTGCGGGTCTTCCCACCACTTGGGAAGTTTCACCTGGTCAGCCTCCACCCATCCGACCAGGTCGAACTCGAACCAGGTCTTGCGGCGCACGAGTGCGAAGCGACCGTGGTCGTCCGGGTGCAGGATCAACCGCCCTTCGGCGTGGTGGGTGGACCGGATCTCCCAGTCCTTGAGGTCGCTAGCCTTGAACACGTGAGCCCCTGACCAGTAGAGGCCCTTGCCTTTCGAGAAGGCGAGCTCAGCGACGGCGCCGGCGATGTGCATCTCCCATCCATCGACGCCGGCGCCGTAGCGATCGCGCCGGCCAAGCTCGAGGTTTTCAGCGTGCCGTCGGATGCCGACGTTGGCAGCCCACAGCAGTTCATTCCTCGTGAGCTTGACGTTGATCACGACTCGAGCTCCTTGGCAAAGCCTTGGACCATCTTCCGGCAGTTGAACAGTTGCTGGGACATCGCCGACATAATCGCCTTCCCTGAAGCTGAGTCGATCTCTGGGATCTTCACGGCCTGCAGGTTGCTGACGTAGAAGCTCAGCTTCTCGACGTCAGGCATCGCGGCCTTCCGCCGTTGCTCGAGTTCGGCGCGCTCGGTCTTCACGCGCGCTTCCTCGAGGCGCTTCTCCTCGACTTCGCGCTCGGCCTTCTCGCGGGCCTGGCGTTCATGCTCGAGCTTCTCGAGCTTGAGTTGGCGTTGCCTGATTTCATGTTCCTCGAGGCGCTGCTTCTCGGCGCGATCGCGGTCCTCTTTGAGGCGTGCATCTCGCCGGCGCTTGTCGTCGGCGTCCTGCTTCAGGCTTCGCTGGAGATCCTCGTGTTCGCGCTTCTCCTTGGCGATCAACTCCTCTTGGCGGATCTTCTCCTGGCGATCGTGCTCCTCGGCCTTCTGCGCCTTGCGCTCCTCCTCGAGCTTGGCGCGCTCCTCCTCGAGCTTCTTCCGCTCCTCAGCCAGGCGAGCCTGCTCGGCCTCGCGAATCTTCTTCTCCTCGGCTTCCTTCTCGGCGCGCTCCTTCTCGAGCTTCTTGCGTTCCACCTCGAGGCGCTTCTCCTCGATCTCCCGCTTGACCCTGGCCTTCTCGGAATCGATGGCTTCCTTGGCGCACTTGAGCGGTGTCTCGATCTCGAGCAGGGCGCCCGTGATGCGCCTCGCTTCGCCATCCACTCGCTTCCCGTAGGCCAGTGCGTCGGCCTTGAGCTCCTTGCGCCTGGTCTCGACCCCACTGCGGAGCTCGCGAGTGCAGCGGATGCCGGCGACGGCTTCCTTGTAGCCGGCGGGTGTGCTGGCGTCGGTGTCCTTGAACTTCTCAGCGATCTCGGCGATCGCGGCGTCGGTCACGTTGTATTGGATGACCAGGCCATCGACTTCTTCGCTCACAGTGCGTTCCTCAACTCGCCGATGGTGATTCGCCGTAGGGCCTGCTCGGCGTCAGCTTCTTTGGCCCTCAGCTTCTTGTGTAGGTAGACCTCGAACGTCTTGGAGACGATCGGGACCTGGACATTGACGGTGCCGGTCTGCCCGATGCGGTGGCAACGGTCAGCGGCTTGTGCGTTGATGGCGGGGCTCCAGTCGCGGCCGTAGAAGATCACGTCCTGCGATGCAGTGAGGTTGAAGCCCTCGGCGATCTTCACTTGGCAGAACAGGACGGGGATCCCGCCCTTCTGAAAGGTGTCGATGATGTCGTCGCGCTGCGGCATGGAGAGGCCGCCGTGCAGCATGGCGGCGCCTTCCCACTGCTTGACCAGCCAGAACATCGGCGTGTTGAAGCGCGAGAAGATGACCGGGCGGCCGCCCTGCAGGATGATCGAGTTGATCGTCTCGGTGAGCCACTCGATCTTCGACGACTTGGGGAACACCAGGTGCCCAGTGCGACCAGGGATCTTGAAGGCCGTCTTCGAGATGAGCGGCGTGACCTTCTCGAGGTAGTTCTCGGGGATGCCGCCCAGGAAGCCCTGCGCGATCTGCTCGAGGCGCAGGGTTGCCTCGAGGGCGCTCTTCGCTTGAGGGTGGAAGATCGGCGTATCGTCACCGAGCTCAGCGAGCTCAATGAGTGCGCAGTCGCGCATCGCCTTGTAGATCTTGGCCGTCGAGGGGTCGAGGTCGAACTCGGGGTAGGTGAAGACCTTCGGCGGCAGGTCGAGCACATCCTCCTTCTTGCGCCGCACCTGCATGGTGTTGATCACGGCGTTCATCTGCTCGATGTTGCGCGTCCTGCGCACCACGTTGATCGTCTTCGTGATTGGCACACCACCCCGCGTCTTCTTGCCGGTGTCGACCTTCATGCTGCTGCGCACCAGGTGGAACTTGTCGAACTGATGGAAGGACGACCAGGTGCCCGGGCGTGCGACCTCGACCTGAGCCCATAGGTCCTCGGTGGTGTTGCGGATCGGTGTGCCCGACAGCATGAGCCGTCCCCGCGCTCCCCCGTCGGGAAGGGCCAGGTTTCGCAAGACGAACTGCGTGCGCTCGGCCTTGCGGTTCTTGATGTAGTGCGACTCGTCGCAGATCAGGAACTGGTCGTCCACCCATCGCTTGAGGATGTCGCGCTCGATGTCTGGGAGGCGGTGGAGCAGGTCGTAGTTGATGATGACTGCGCCGCGGGTCTGCTCGAGCAGGGCATCGCCGATGTTGTTCTCGTTCCAGCGCCTCGAGGATTCGATCTCGATGCAGGTGTTGGCGCGCTGCTTGGGCGTGCCCTCGATCAGGTAGACGTTGACGTGCTTGAGCGTTGCCCAGAGCTCGCGCTGCCAGTTCTTCTTCACCGTCTTCGGGCAGACGATCAGGGCGCGTGGCATGCCGGACTGCTGCCAGGCCCAGATCGAGCTCGAGGTTTTGCCGAGGCCCATGTCGTCGGTGAGCAGGGCGCGGTAATGCATGTAGCCCAGGGCGCGAATCGCCATGACTTGGTGCGGCATCGGCTGCCGGTTCCACTCGTCGGCCCAGAGCAGGGGCGCGTGATGCGACGGCGGCGGATCGAGCTCGGTGGCGATGCCGTCCAGGCCGCTCAGGACTGTCATGAGCGCGCCGTGTGTCCCCGCCGGCCATTCGATAGCGATCGTCTTCTGCTCGAGCAGGGGGACGACGGTGGAGGGCCAGAGCCGTGCTTGGTAGAGGCTGCCCTGCTCGCCTGTGGGCGTGGTGATCGGCAGTGGCTTGCGATGCCAGCCTGCCCAGGTCGAGATCAGCTTGTGGACGTCGTCGCGTCCCTTGGGCGATCCGCCGAGGAGTTGAACGGTGGTGGATCCCTGGATGCGAACGTGCGCCATCATCATGAGCTACTGACCTGCCCCTCACTTGAACCATCATTGGCGTCGGGAGGGCTGGACGACCCTAGCGAGAGCTTGGGTAGATTCAAGCTACGAAAAAGGACCCTCCCGCCATGGCAGCGGCGGGAGGGTCCAGGGGGGCGAGAACCAGGGAGGGGGAGGGGTGTCGGCTAGAAGGGATTGCCGACGAGCTTCGAGATGGTGGCACTGAGCAGGCTGCTTATCCAGTTGCTGACCTCGGCATTGATGTCGGCGGCCATCGCAGCACTGAGGTTGAGCGC